CCATGAAACATAGATGCCAGTTTTGACCTTTGTGTCATAGTAGACAGAAGGCATGATTGTAAGTGTATCTGTTGGTGTAAAGTTGTATTCAGTCACATATGTCTGTGAATGTTTAGCAATCTGAACATCTGTACCCAAGTAAAAGTATTTGTTAAAAATATACTTTGATGGCACTTCAATGAAAACACCATTGTTATTATCATATCCTAGCTTGGCTGATAATTCAAACTTGTGATTATAAATGATAGCATACTTTGCACCAAAGCTGGTGTTATCTTTGAATACTTCTAAGTCCTTTGCAATTGCCATTCTAAACTCATAACCATCAACACCTACTTCAGCCTGAAAGGTTTTAAGTGGAATGACGTCAGCATCGATACCTACGCCTGGTCTATCAGCATTGATCTGTTGATCTTCCGCGAGTGCTGGAGCAGAGAACAGAAGTGTTAGTGCTACTATTACTGCTTTTGTTCTACGTATCCACATCCTTCTTTGTCCTCATGGAGTGATGTTAGTTCGGCATGCATTGCTTTGATTTCAGCAAACTCGGCCAAGATCGTTTCGTGATCTTGCTGGCTTCTAGCTTCTGTCTTTCTGGCTTGAACTTCTTGACCTACCATGATCACACTAAGTAGAACTAGTTGAAGAAATGTCTGTGCGATCCATGAGATTGTAGCTGCAAGCCCAGCGTGAATAGCGTCTGGTAGACTGATTAGAGCCAACAAAGCAAACGCATAAGCACACCACATGGTTCCTACTGTATCTGTAAGGTTCACTGCAACCATGTCGTTGAACTTAGTGATGTTATCTTTGATAGACATGATTATACTCCCTTTTTATTATTATTTATGATTTAGAGAGTTTGTGCGGGCGTGGGGGAATTGGTAGACCCGCCGGATTTAAGCTTCGGTTAACTTTGTTAGTGTGGGTTCGAGTCCCACCAGCCGTACCAAATAATAAGTAGAGCGCAATGCTCTTTTGATTCCCGGTCGTCTAATGAGTAGGACCACGCCCTTTGAAGGCGTTAATGTTGGGGCGGGGCCAACCCGGGAATCCAAAGTTTAAAGGGGAGTAGCAAAACTACTCCCCCTTTTTTTATTTACGGATTGTCCAAGCGTCTGTAGCTAACTTGGGATCTTCTAGATATCTTGCTGGAATCCAGAAGTGGCCATCGTCGCCCCAGTCTGTTCCCCAAGAGTTGCGTACTTCGTAGTATGGTTCTACTTTACCATCTGCACCATTCGCACTAGGATCAAAGTTATTATCATAACCAATGACTGTAACAGCATGACCACCTAAGCACTGTGTCCAGTATTCTGGCATTGAAATAACACCAGATTGTGCAACTTCTGGCGATTCAAAGTCTTGATAGATTTGAATGCCAATAATGAATGGGAATCCATCAGATAGACATTGACGATATTCGATACCACTACCATCTGCTAGAGATGAGTAAGCAGAAATCTTGTTCTCCAATGCTTCTTGAACTTCGATTGCAGGAGGAGCAACAGCGAACTTTGAGATATCGTATGGCCAATCTTTTTCTAGACCAACACCTTGTAGATTTAGAACCTTGATTGCATCGCGAAGAAATGCACCAGAGTCATGCTCGACTGTGCCTTCTAGAACTCGCTCTTGATAATAAAGTGCTAGTCTTGAATATGGACCACCATCATGAACAAAGGTAAAGGCTGCTGTGGCTGCTTGTGCAGAACAAGAACCTAGTTCGCCTTGATCGTATGGCTTTTCTTTAAACTTGCTTCGAAGACTGACCTTATCTGGTAAAGGTGCAGCTTTAGGAGCATGAATCGCACTAAACTTCCAGTCTCTAGGATCATATGGGTCTTTAATGTAACCATATTTTCTGGTAGGCATGTGCTTTCCTTTTCTTATGACATCGCTTCCTGTGCGATGATGTGAACACCAACGTTTGCTGCGTTAGATCCTGTTGTAATAGCAACAGTCAACTGGTCAGTTAGGTTACCAGCAACAGTGTTATAGAGTGGGAAGAAATATGATAGATCGATTTCTTGTAGACCAGAACCACCAGCAGGAGCAGTGAATGCAAACACAACTTCACCACCTGTCATCGCTGTAGCCGAAACGTCTCTCATTGCAAACGAGTAGTTTGACCCAAGACCGATAGAGTTTACAGTAGCACCATTAGCGAATGTAATACCATTTGCCTGTGTGATTGTACCAGCAGTTGTGTTTGATGTTGTGGTGTTTGCTAGTGTGTAGAACTGCGCACCAGTCAATAGAATAGGGCTTGAAGTTGTTGACGTAATCAACTCAACAATACACTGAGCATCGGCTGATAGATACATCTTCTTTGGTAGTAGCTGACCACGATTGATTAGACCAATCTGGAAAGGAGTACCAGTCATGGATGCAGTATTTGCAATAGGTGCACCAGTGATAATATTGCCATATGTAATGACTGTTGAGTTACTTGAAGTGATACGTCCAGTTAACCCTGTGTTACTTGTTCCTTGTGCAGGGAAGTAAATATGACGACCAGTAAGTGTATTATTAGTATACGTATTGACCTGAGCGCCAGTCTGTGTTACTGTAGCAGGAGCAGATATTGTATATGCTGTTGTGTTCACAAAAGATGTTACTGTAGTAGCAGGAATGCCCGTTAAGTTTGATGTAACAGTTTGCCCAACATAAACGTTTGCTGTACTACCAGAAGTGATAACAACAATATTATTACCAGAAGTATAGTTACCAATCAATGATGATGTTTGAACACCATCAAATGAGGTATTTGCTGTTGTAAAATAAAGTGTTGAGTTTGTGCTTGTTGAGTTGATGGCATTGTATGTTCCGTTGCCGCTCATTTCAATAGTTGCCATAGGGCGACTGGCCATAGTAAGAACAGGATAACGAGCAGTAGATCCAGAAACCGTTCTCTTAGGTGAAGTGTTTGACATACCATACGGATAAGTAAATCCGCGTTGGTCATCTTGTCCGCCTTCAATAACAACAGAAACACCATAGTGGAACATATCGTTCTGTGAAGCAGTTACGCCAATATTGCGCTGTTCATAACGAACTGGAAGGTTACCAGTACGTGACCATGGGCTTTCTTGTGCTGGAATAACAATGTTTCCAATTTGTGGATTTGTCGTATTGATCGGACCTTTATTACCGAAACCGATGTAATGTAGAACAATCCATTCACCATTGATGACTACGCCCCAGCGTACCATACCAGCACCATACCAAGTATATTCTTGCCAGATCATCTGAATACGTGACCAATCAAGAGAGTTGATTGTAGCCTGATCACCATTCCATGCTGGAAGAGGAACGCGATAGTCTGTTGGAACACCTGAGTTGGTGCCGTGATTTACTACACCTGCTTGATTGACATCTGAGCGAACGACACAAAACATACCAAATGGATTGGCTTGTGTTGTAAACTGATAGCTGGTACCAGTTGTCGTTGAAGTTGTTGGTGAACTGATAGCAACTGCGGTACTATTGATGATATTTTGCACAACTGTTGTATATGGAATGTTTAATGTTCCATTAGTATCTTTAACAGTAACACTTGGATTGATGTTTGGTCCAGTTACTGGCATACCAATGTACATAGTAGCAGTGCTTGACAAACCAGTAATAAGATTTGAGTTTGCTGTACTGTTACCGGTAAATGCCGTAATAGAGTTTGCATACACAGGATCACCTTGTTCCAGGAACACACCATTGCCATCATCGAAGAAACCTACGCGCTGGCGCTGATTTGTTTGTGCTGTACCAAAGTTCAAAGCAGTTGACATGATCATAGTCTTGCCTGGCTGATAACGATGATATGGTCTTGTCTGACGAATAGTTACATCACCACTTGCTGTACCAAGGCGCATACGAACACCACCAGATCCTGGTAGTTGCTGAATAGAAGAGTTGCTAGATGGACTAATAACATAGTTTTCCCAGCGCATTGGCTGCGCGCCATATTCAAAGTCTGCTTCGTAAATATTCTGGTGACGCGAAGTGCGAACGCGACCTAGATTGTCCATCGAACCAAAAGTTGGTTTAGATGAGATACCTACTGGCTGAATTACAGAATTGTTTGCTGGTGTTTTAAATGTCATGAAAATCTCCTAATACACGCATAAGTCATTTGATACTGTATTTATATCAACAGATCATTAGACATAAAGAAAGGGGGAGAACCTTTCGATTCTCCCCCCACAGTTTAACATCACTTTTATTATTTTTTAAATGATGTTTGCAACGGTAAAGCGGCGATAGAACACGTTCTGGTTTTGAACGAGTGCACCAGTTGTAGTTGAAGCAGCACCGTTGATTGCACCAGCAGCGAATGGGTTAGAGACCATGCCGTAGCGTGTCTTGAACCCGATCTTTGGCTGGAAGGTATCTTGACCAACCGCACGAACCATCTGTAGTGGAACGTATGGGCAGTAGAACACACCAGCATCAAATGCTGATGAACCCTTGTAACCGACAACGGCGTAGTTACCACCAGCATATGGATCGATATAGACGCGAATGCGACCATTTAGGACACCAGCAAAGGTGTTGCCTGTATCGTCAACCTGGAGGTTGTTGCTGTTTAGAGCAGGAGCGTAGTCAAGAACACCGGCCATCTGTAGAGCAGAAGCAACGTCTGATGAACAGATTAGGATGTTACCTTTACCACGACGAGTTGCCTTGGCAATAGCGTTAGCTTCACGTTCGATCTGGAACATTAGGCCCTTGAACTTTTCAACTGACCAACGGCCGTTTGAGTCAACGTCAAGGTCGAATACGCCTGGGTTAGTAGTATCAACAGCACCTGGGGCTGAAGTTAGAACAACTGTACGAACGACTTCACGGTTGATTTCAGCAAGGATTTCAGCAGAAAGAATGGTTGAAAGTTCTGTTTCTGCATCTAGACCATGGATTGCTTTTAGATCCTGGGCTAGTTCGATTGAATATTCAGCCTTTAGAGCGCGTGAGTTTGCAGTAACAGTAACCTTATCGATTGAGAAGGCCATCTGAGCAAAATCGTTGCCTAGTGTGGTTGAACCTAGCTGTTCAGCATATGAGGTCTGCATACCACCTTCAAAGTTGTAGGTCTGTGAGTTACCTGAAACAATGACAGTGTTTGAAACGCCATAGACGCCACCAAGATCGCTTGAAGCACCACCGACAACCTGTGTGTTACCAACAGTCGTATTAGCAGTGATAGAAGCGTTTGAGCCGTAGTATGATGACTGCGCAGTGTTTGGTTCGTAGTAGAATGCGTCCTGACCAGCCTGGTTTGAATACTGTGGACGTAGAGCGAAGATTAGCCCAGTTGGACCAGTCATTGGCTGAACACCGCAGATGTCATAAGCGATTAGGTTAGGCATCGCACGACGAACTAGTGAGATAAGCACTGGATCGTAGTTGAGTGAACCACCTGAAACGTTAGTTGGGGCTGAGTCTGAAGTTTCTAGAAGTGACTGCATTGAGCCTTGGGCACCAGCTTCGCGTAGAGCGGTTTCGGTGTTTTCAAGTAGCTGTGCAACAACCGAACGCTTGTGTGCATCTTGGATCTTTGGAAGATCAGGATGTTCAAGCACTGGGCCCCACTTTGATTGGATCTGTTCGTTGAGTAACATTGTGTTCTCCCTTTTTCTTTCTATTTGGGTTACAGTTATTTATATTTTTACTTTTTTGCAGATTGCGAAATTGCTCTCATGTATACTGACATTGGTCCAGATACGTCTGAATGATCATCGTCATCAGTTTCATAGTCTGTTGCTTCGGTCAAAGCGACTGTTTTCTTTCCACCTTCAGTTGGGAAGTAGGTCTCTTTGATTACACCAAGCTTCTTAGTGAACTCAGTCACGTCTGAATATTCGATGCCTTCAACAAGTGAACGAAGCTTTTCTTGTTGTGTTAGAGGAAGTGTATCAACTGCTTCTGCGAATACTCTATCAACTTCTAGAGAATCGACATAATCCTTCAACTCAACATTTTCTTTAACAACTGAGTTGACGCGGCTTTCAAGATCAATCACTTGCTGTGATAGTTCTTCGATAACATCAACTTTGTCTTCTGGAATATCAACATAGTTTTGTTCAAATAGATCCTTAAGACCATGAATGAAGCCTTCAACGACTTCAGCCTTTAGACCTGATTCAATAGCAATCTCATTATCTACAACCCATTGTTCGACGGCATATGAGAGATACTTGTCAACGTTCTCTGATAGTTGTTCAATCTTGTATGCTAGGGCTTCAACTAGATTTGATTCAAACTCTTCTTCGATGCGGGCAACTTCAGCGTATAGACGCGCATTAACAGCCGCTTCAAAAATGGTACGTGCTTTTTCACGTACTTCTTCTGATAGTTCTTCACCACCAAACATGATGTCTAGGTCTTCAGCAGCGATAGTAGCGGCTGATGAACCCTTAGCTGATGTTGGTGAGATATGCATTTGTGCGATAGTTTCGCCGTCTGACATATCGTCCTTGGCCATTGCACCAGGATTACGGCGAGTAGCTTTGGCTTTTGATGCATCGTGCTTGAAGTTGTCGTCGGTTAGACCCTTGAAGATATCACCGATCTTCTGTGTTGGCATACCTGAAACGTGTGCCATAAGAGCATTGATAGCTTCTGCTTTAGTAGCAAACTGTGGCATTGCTTCTTGGCCACCTGATAGCTTATCAGCATCACGACCTTTATGACCATCCTTACCTAGTGGATCGGCTGTGTGGCTGATACCGTCAGAAGAGGCGAACTCGTTTAGATTTTCTTCTTTCATTGAACATACCTTTGCGTAGTGGCGTTTTCCGTGAGCAACAGCAGCAGCGTGTGGATGACCTTCATTAGCATCTTCTACTTCATCATAGATATACTGATGGGCTTCTTCCTTTGACATGCCACATTTATGTGCATGTCGGGCTGCTTTCTCTGCGATATCGCGAAGATCCTTATCTTGAATCGACTTTTCCATAACTGTTGCTTCCTTTTATTTACTATGTGCTATTTATAAAAATGTTTTCGTCGCGAGAGAACTTAGATAGTTTTCGAAAAGACGCATTTGATTATTAGAAATCTCCGTCATCGACATTCTCTTTAGTTCTTTCTTGGTTTCTTCTAGCTGCTCTGCGGCTCTCCAAGAACCAGAAGCAACGTCATAAACCCATTCAACGTTCTCCATAACGCCACGAACGAATGCGTTGTGTGCAGAAGGATCGGCAACAATATCAGCAGCAGTAGCAAGCATAAAGTCATCTTGAACGCGCATGACACCATCAATCGATTTCAGTGTTCCCATACCGCGTGATGAGACACCAAGATTAGCACCTTCATCTAAAAGGTTCTTGACAATATCACCCATTGGTGTACCAAGAATCTTTGCTTTACCGATGAAATCTGAGCCCTCTTGACGAAGTGACTTGATCATCATACAAGCGCGATCTAGATTGATTGATGGACCAGCAGGATGCCCTAGTTCGCCATAAGCGCGGTTTGTTTCAATAAGTTCTTTTGTGTAACGAGCAACTTCTTTGGCAAGTACCTTCGACTCATAGATACGACCGTTCTTGTTAGGGCGGTCACCCATGAGGAAAACACCTTCGATATGATACTGCTTCTTACCACCTTCAGTGGCTTCTTTTAGAACGTCAATCTTGCTGTCTAGCATTTCGCAAATGAGTTTCATCTGATTATACTCCGTGTGCTTTGCGAATCTTAGCGAGGATTGCACCAGCAACCTTTGCGCCGCTCTCTTTTGAACCGTATTTCTTACCAGCTTTAGCAGCAATCATAGCAAAGCTTTTGCCTGGTTTGCCCAAGTCTTTGCCTGCGCGACCAGCTTTAGCTGATAGGACTTCTTCTTTAGCTAGTGCTTGCTCACCGTTGTTTTTGAAAGCAGTTGGCTTTGCTGTATCGGTGTTGTCTTTGTTTTCTGAACCGTCATCGTCTTCATCGTCACTATCTTCGTCTTTAGTGTCCGAGATGTGCTTTGCGACTGAGTTGACAAAGTTCTTGGCTAGTTCTAGTTTTTCTAGAACCCAATCAGGAAGCTTTGCGTTGTCTTCAATGTTTTCGTATAGTTCAGCGGCTTGTGTAGCAATCACTTCAAGATTGTCACGAGCGGCAGTTACAGTTTCGTCTGAACCTTCGTCGCTGTCATCGTCGCCAGCATCTGAATCTGTGTTCTTGTTGCTGCCGTCTTTGCCCATTCCTGGCTGATCTGATGAAGATGATTGACCTGACCAACCTGGGCTGTCTGAGGTTGCCGGAGCAGGAGCCATTGGCTCACCTAGTTCTGATAGATATTCTTCTTTTACATGCTTCTTTGCAGCTTCTACAGCACCCCAGTAGTCTTTGCCATTACGTAAATGAAGATTGATTGCAGATTGCATTTTTGATGATTGTTTTTCAAAATGTGAATCAGGACTAGTTGATTCACTGGTAACAACCTGTGGTGGAATCTTTACATGATGCTTCTTTTGTTGCGGTTCTGATGTATCATCACCAGCAACTTCTGAGGTTTCATGCTCTGAACCATGCGTAGACATTGCACCTTTCTTTTGTGCATTGACTGGTTCTACCTTTACCTTACGTGCAGCCATAGCAACTACAGATTCGGCAACTTTCTTTTTGATTTTTTCTTTGTTTGTTTCGCCATGTCCGTTACGATATGCAGCTTCGTCTTGGCCAGTTTCATAATCGGCGCGACGAGTTGTATCATCTTTTACGCTACCACCATCAAAAGTGTCTTCATTTTCTTTTGAAGACATATTTGGCTGATTGCTTCTAAGTGTTGGATGTGCTGCACCAAACTTCTTAATGCCAGCTTTAGCTGCATCACCAAGAACGTAGTTGGCAATGTCTTCAGCAGGAGCCTTGACTAGTTTACGAGCCAAGTCCTTAGGCTGATTTGGAATCGCCATCTTTGATTTGTTGTCTTGGTCAGCCATATTAGTCCTCTGTGTTAAAAAACTTCTTTGCTACTTCAATCTTCTTATCGTCTAGGATTTCTGCAACGCGATCCTTTAGAATAGAATCAACGGCTGCTTGAACTCCGACGATATTACCGTCAATAGCAAAGTTAACGATATCTGATGAATCATAGTCTGACATAATATTCTCCACTTTTTGATTATTCTTATTTATATTTATAGTATTACTGACTTAGCTGAGGTTCTTCTGGCCCACTTTGTTGTTGTCCAGGAGGTCCAGCTGGTGCACCAGAACCGTCATCAGGCATTTGTGACTGAGGAAGTTGTGCTTGAAGTTCCATTTGCTGCTTCTGCAACTCAAAGTTCTTCTCTACATCTTCTTGCATTTCAATCTGCATCTGTGCAATATCATCATCTGATAGCTGTAGGATCTGCTTCTGCACCCACTCTTCTGAGTAATACTTACCAACATATGGATCAACTAGAGCAAGTGTATTGATTCTGTTTGTAACGATTTCAGCTTGCTTCAACTCTGCGAAGTAGTTGTCAACCTGAAAGTCAAAGTGAATCTTATTGTGAATGTCTTTCCAGTCTACATCTGAAATAACACCAGTTAGAATAAGCTGCTTTTCAAGTGTCTTGTAGAATAGTTCTGCAAACTTGGTACGAAGGCGAAGAATGAACTTCTGAAACTTCAACTCATCGCGGCTGATTTCAGATGAACGCCCTAGATTGAATCCAGAGTCGCTGATCATGCGAGACACAGGAACGTTTAACGACTGATAAAGTTTCTTTTCAAAATATTCAACGTCGGCTAGTTCGCCTAGGTTCTGACCTGAAGGCAATGTAGTAACCTGAGTACCACCACCATCAGCACGGCGAGGGAACCAGAAGTCTTCTAGCATCGTCATGAACTTACGATCATCACGAATGTTGCCTGTCGTGGCATCGTAGATCAAGCGGTTTTTGTGCTTGACCATGATGTCGCGAACATACTGCTCGGCTTTCATTTTTGGTAGATTGCCAACATCGATTGAGAAGATACGACGCTCTGGCGCACGAGAGATACGGTAGATGACGGTAGCGTCTTCTAGAATACGAAGCTGGTTAAGTGGCTTGATTGCTTTGTGTAGATAGCCAAGGACGATTTTATTATCTTTATCGACCACACCAGATGTGACGTGAACGATTGAGTCCTTGGCGATCTGTAGACCCTGATTGTCCATACCCGTAGCAGAAGCGCCTTTGAAGCCGCGTTCATTATACATGTAGAACTCTGAGTCTGTTACGTTGGTGTAAATCTGACCTTTACGAACACGCTTGACTGGACGGATCTTTCTGATCTTACGTGGGTCAATATAGCGTAGTTCTTTGATGCCTGAACGAGGATCATTGATGTCGATCATCACATGGTAGTATAGACGACCATCAACGTACCAACGCTTGAAGATTTCGTAGCCGTAGTTATTAAAATCAAATAACCCTGAAACTTTTTCCCATTCTTCCGAGATACGCTGTTTGATATTGTCGGCATATTCTATATCGTCTAGATTGATTTCGACAATCTTTTTATTGTCTTCTTTGACAATCGCTTCCGAAACGATATCATTAACCGCCAGTTCTACTTCTGGCTGAATAGACATTTCGCGATACTTGGCAACGATTTCGGCTTCAGTCCTAGCAGAACCTTCTAAGTCGAGATACGTACCGTAAGTACCACCAGCAGAAACAACTAGAGCCCCATCATCCGTCTCTCTAGGAGCAAATGATGGGATGTCTAGTTGTTCTTCTTCTCTCTTGAATTCCCAACCAAATAACTTTACCATAACAATCCCTTAGTAAACCTTTACAGTCTACTTATATTAGTTACCGCCAGCAATACCTGTAGTGCCGCCAGTTACTTCCCACCAATCGTACATGAATGTTACGCGGAACTCTTCGATCTGATCTGTTGTGTTCCAATCTAGATCGATTGCAGAAACATCAGCAGGATAGATACCATGAAAAGTATATTGGCGAATAGCCGCGCCTGTCTTGCTATATTGTGTCACAGTAGCATCTGATTTATATGCGGCCGGTGATGAAGAACCGATAGTTCTTAGGTTGCCCTGAAAGCTATTGATTTGATTTGACCACTGTTCCATCGCATTACGAACAATAAAGTCTTCATCATTGATTACGGTTACTGTCCAATCCGCATATGTACGGTCACCCGCAAGATTAATCTTACGACCAAAATAAGGAACTTGAATGTTTCCCAATCTTGCTTCCGGAATAGAAGATGCTTTTATCATGTAAGGCACCTTAGTATTCGAAATAGACAAAGCTGGATTGTTGAACTGAACACTGAATAGTGATTGACGAGCGCCACCACCAACCAGTTGTGCTTTAATATCGTTAACGCTAAAGGTCATTGATTATTCTCCTATTTTATCTTGTTAGCTTTAGATAGCAGCCGTAATCTCATTGAAGTCAACACCTGTTCTTACCGCAACGAAGTTCAACTGGATAAAGTTGATTGAACGTGCTGGTTTGATATAGATGTCGCCTACAAACTGATTAGCATCGATAACTGCTGGTGTGTTATTTGTTGAGTCACAAACAACTTGGAAAGCAGTAATGCCCTGGCGGCCTTGTACCTGTTGCAAGAATGGTGTAACAATCGAAACGAACTGTGCTTGTGTAAACGAGTTGTTGAACTCGAATAGCAAGTTCTGTGCAGCCTGTGCGATTGTCTTTTCAAGAATAATGAATAGACGACGAACGTTAATACGATCAAACGCTGATGGGTTTGCTAATGTCTTATCGCCGTATAGGATTGTTCCTTGACCTGGAAAAGTCACAACTGGATTAACGCCTAGTGGATATAGAACATCGCGATCTGTCTTGGTTGGATTGTAAGCAAGCTTGACAATATTCTTGATCTGACCACGATTGAAACCAGCAGGTGACCACCATGGATCTTTAGTCGTATCAGTATAGACGCATAGACCAGCAATGTCGCCATTTAGTGGAACATAACGGTATACGTCATTGTACTTGTCGTACTGATATTTGTAGCCAGAATCCATGACACCATATGAAGATGCTGTTAAGCCAGCACGGAAGCTTTGAACAGAAGCAAGTTCATTACCTACGTTGTTGACAACTGATGAAGCATTTGGTGAAATGAACACAACGCAGTCCATACGTGGCTGAGCAATGTTCTGGATTAGATAGTTGCCAAGTAGCGTTCTATTTGTTTCGTCTGACTTACCAGTCAATAGAAGCGAGATTGAAGCACGCTCTGTTGACTTATAGAGGTCATAAGCGGCAGTGATTGCCCCGATGTTTGTACCAACGTTGCTTTCTGAGAAGCCGTCTTGACCACCAGCAAATGCGATAGATGTAGGAACAACATCGGTCAATGTTGTCATATTCGCTGAAGTGTTTGCATATGAGGCAGTTGGTAGATTTGTTACCCAAACATAGTTTGAGTTTTGATTTAGAATGTTGAGATAGTAGTTGGTTGCACCATCAACAGTCTTAGAATCTGTAGCGCGTGACATTCCCTGGAATACTTCTAGGATCTGCCCTGGAACGCCAGTGAACTTGCCTAGTGTATCTGTGACAACAGCATGGATCTGATCAACAGCAGCACTATTGCCATAGTTCTGACCGTAGTAAGAAACCGCCGGCGCACCAGTTACAGAACTGTAATACTGCCATAGACGACCAACGTTACCTGAAACGTTCCAAGGTGTTGAGATTGTGTATGGAGTATAGAATGAAAGGTTTAGGAACTCTTGTGCAGCTTTGATTGTTGCTGAACCGGTTGATCCTGTGAATGCGCTTGATAGAACAACTGATGTTGAACTTGGAACAGAAACGATTGTGGTGTTGTTAGCAAGACCAGCAATAGAAGCACTTACAGAGTAACCAATGTAAGCATTTGTCATTCCGCTTAGACCAGTAACAGTGTTTGACGAAGCAGTGAATGTTACGCCAGCATTGATTACTAGTGCAGGAGCAGTGCCCTTTGAAGCAACCTGTAGTGTCTGTGTACCGATTGTTGTATTACCAATTGTGATCCAGTCACCAACTGTTAATGCTTGATATGCAACATATGAAGCTAGGTTAGCAGCAGCAGTAGCAGCATTGATGATGGCTGAAGTATCGTTGAATGAAAGTACAGCAGTATTCGAGTTGAATGTGAATGTTGTATTTGAGATATTCACCAAGTTTGATGAATATGCGTTAGCAGTATCAACCGTTGAGATTGTAAGGCTGCTACCGATTGCACCTGGATACTTTGCAGTATAGAGGTATGTTGGATTTGAAGAAAACTGACCATTGTTTGCAGCAGTATTATATGCTGTCTGGTTTGTGATATTGAAGTTTGCGTTAACGTTCGAACCCCAATACGTATTACCAGCAACGTTAGCAACAATAGCGCCACTTGTATCAGCGATAGCACTAAATGTACCATAACCGTCAGTTGTAGTATCTGTTGTGTTAGCAGCGCGACTTACGTATAGTGAGTTACCATAAGCAAGGAAGTTTGCGGCTGTGAAAAATGTTTCGGCGTTTAGATTGGTTGGTTTACCAAAACGCTTCCATAGAGTTACTTCTGAATCAACTAGAACTAGCTGACCGATTGGACCCCAACGAAACACACCAGCAATAGCGCCAGTTGTGGTCGAAACGACAGGTACTGTTGTGGTTGCATCGTATTCGGTAACGCTTACGCCTGGACTGACTTGAATTGCCATTGTTATCTCCCTTATCGCAAAAACAGGTTATGATTATGATTGCTTTGATTGTATTTATAAAAAACTAATACTAGATGCTACATCATCAACCACTGTCTGAATGACGATTCGAAATCATCACCTGCATTGGGATCTTCCCATGCTTCATCAACATAACCAAATGGCACAAGATTTTCTTCAATAAGTCTCTGGTTGTTGGCCAAAACTTCAAGTCTTGCATCGTTGTTGCTTAGTTCTTTGAAATAGTCTTGATGTACTAACCAGGAAAACAAAACACAACACATTACGAGGTCATCATGACTTCCCTCTTCTGCTTGGTACTTAGCATTGTGTTCAACAAAGCGATACATTTCTTGAAGAAGATCATAGTCATTGATTATCAGTTTATCATTCTCAACCAAACTCTTAAAGTTGGCACAACCAATACGCTTGACTTGTGTTGTGGTTCGAACACCCATAGCAAAACGAACACCGCCCATAGTGCCGCCGATCTTCTGGCCAGCGCGACCTTTAGTCTTTGTTGACAGTACGTTTTCATATTCTAGATCGTGCTGTAGAATGTCCACCACCTGTTGACCGACGTCATTGATTTCAACTAGAACATATGCATTATTGTAATGTCGTGATACGTTATAGATGATTGTAGGATAAACGAGAGATTCGATTTCATTATTACGATATTTTGCCACTACTCGATACGGTACGTCTGTGATATCAAAAACAATAAAAGCAGAATAGTCAATACCAGAACCACGAGACGTATCAACCACAGTTGCATATACACGAGACTCATCCACATCTTCGTACATGTCCACATCATTGTTTGTTAGGATAGGATCAATATACGTAAGTTGTGCTAGTTTGTTGCCATCAATCAGTGTATTAGATGAACCTAGAAACTCACAACAAAACTCCTGTCGCCACTGACGTTCACTGGTGTTTTTGATATATTCATCTTTGAAATCCTCATCTCTTCCTGGAACATCACTCCAATGAACAGAGCAGCGAACGTAGGTGTTGCGCCCTTGTTCTGAATCCGACCACAACTTATAAAACAGATTCATCCCATTTGGTGTTGATGTGATGATAACTTTAGTTGTCTTACCAGATGTTACTGTAGGATAGACCGAGGCGAAGAACTCTTCTTGAATATTATTAGGAACGAATGCAAACTCATCAAGTACGAGTAGAGAGAATGTTTTACCGCGAACAGCAGAACCGCCAGTTGCGGACGCAAGAGCCTTCGATCCATTTTCTAATTCAATATCACCTTCATTCCAGCGTTTAACACCCTGTTGCATCCAATCAGGAAGATGTTCAAACATAAGTTTAACTCTACTCAATATTTCTCGGGCTTGAGCATCTTTGTTGGCAAGAATCGCAACCTGATAATTTTGATTGAAAAGCATCTTATGTAATATATAAGCACAAACTGTTGTTGTTTTTCCGACCTGACGGGGCATTTTGGAAATTACAAATCTATTTTGTTCAAATGTATTAATCATGTTCTCTTGAAATGGCCAAAGACCAAAGTTCATAAGACCGTGATCAACATGAACAACTTTACAATAAGTTTTAATGAAATATATTTGATCTTCGGAGCATTTTTTAAACTCCTTGACTTTTTCTATGTCCCATTGAATAGGAACATTTATTGCTTTGAGGTTGATATTGTTGTTATAATAATGTGACATATCAATTTAAAACTTTTTTCTTTGGATTCATAGGATTGCCTAATAACCAACCTTCAGGTTGTTGTCCTACAATATATTTTTTCATCACTTTGTTGTTTAATCCATCCCAGTAACATTTTTTACTAGGTCTTTCGACACAACTTTATATATCTGTAATACCTCATTACATAATGACGATTGTGTTTTTTGGTTATAAGTAGATTAAATATTTCCATGCTGATGCTCCTATTAGCGTTAGAGTGGTTGGAGATTGCCGTCTCGTGAACCACATAATACTTATGTTTTAATCTCCTCTAAGCAACTTATGAAGTTCTGCTGTAGAACCCACAAATAGGTTGTTAGTTACATTACCAGTAGTCTTTTCTGCTTCTTCTGGTGTTTTGTCCATCTTCTGGATCTCTTTGACTTGCTTGCTTAGATTCAAAAGCTTCTGGTTAGCTGTCACCAAGCCGTTTACCAGCGTACCAACAACTTCGTATGCAGATGCCGACTGAGACTGCTTTGCGAACTCCAGCATGTCGGTGAGTGCTTCCTGACCAGCTTCGATGATGTCATAAAGATTCTTACGTGCAAAGTCGTAATCGTTCTCTGCATTGGTTTGCGTTTCGTCTTGAACAAGAATAGCCTGTGTAGGCAACTTCTTTGTCGGAAACCCAACCGAGTCATTCATTGGGCTAAGGCCTAGTTTTTGTGAAATGATTTGATTATTCGCTATGTTCATAGATCACCCGATGTTTGTAAACCAATCTTTTATGTAACCATAGTTGCTGTTAGCTTCAATCTCTGATACAGGAATAGAAATGGAAGCATTGCTTGTTGGATTTCCATTCGCATCCAGACCAGGAGTAATCTGTACATATTCTGCAATAGGAGAGTTGCCAGAAGTTGTAAAGGTTACGTTAGAGTTTAAACCAGTATATATGTTGCTAAGTGAAACCGATGTCGTATTTACCGCGGTTACTGTTGTATTTGCTGGCAATCCTTGAACGTTTGCTGTAATCCTAGAACCAACATCGATAGCATCAATATCGGCATTTGTAAAGATTGTGTTACTGCCGTTACTGATTGTGCCAACAAAAGTATCGTTATCACCAGATACACGGAAGTTGATATCAACAGTATTGATGACGCCCTGTGTTGAGATTGGACCAAAGATATAGCCTTTGAGAACGAACTGAAGTTCCCAGATGATAGCATACCGGTCATTGAAACTGGCTTCGTAAGTATCTTCATACTGAATGTTTTTTAAAACAACAGGAATATCCATCACGATACCCATTTCTGGAATGAGATTGATTGCTGTTGTCCACTCTGGCTTGAAGAATGGCAAAATCTGTTCAACAATGCGACAAGCATCATCGGCGTTTCTAGCAAGAATCGATAGATCGATGTTAAAGTTGTACGGAACAGGATTGTACTGATATTCAAGAACATTCGAAGCATTGGTCAGATTTCTATTTTTGCCAATGGTGTTTAACTTACGCGATGAATCGTATTCAACACTTTTGATTTCAAAAGACATTCTAGGTAGAACCTGATTGACCTGGCGTAGCAAGTCTGGGTTCTCTTGAAGTCGAACGAGATAACGATCTTTTGGACCATATGATAGTGGCACTTTCAGTGTATCAACAGCATCTCCTGCTTCATTGACGCGATCAATGAGAATATCATTGAACAACGAACCAAACAGAACAATATACTTTCTGATACTGCCAAAATAAAAGTTGTTGCCAAAAATAATACTTCTCCCGAATCGGTTTATATAAATATAGTTGTAGATCGCGGTGACTTGGCCGAAACCCATCTACTCTAGAAACTTAGGAGATTCCAGCATGTATTGTACATATATTACTATTTATATTGGCAACAAACTTCCTCCGTTCTATATCGGTTACAGCACGATATCCAAAATCAATAGAGGATATCATGGAACCGTTACATCAAAAAAACACAAGAAAGTTTGGATTGAAGAGATGAAGCGAAATCCTTCATTTTTCAAAACCAAAATCATAAAAATATTTGATACAAGAGAATCTGCTATAAATCACGAATCTTATCTACACAAACACTTCAATGTAGATGTAAATCCTATGTATATCAATGAAGCGATATCCAACATTCGTTGGAGAAATTCTGGTGGTTATAAACTTTCAGAAAAAACAAAACAAAACCAAAGAAATAGTTTTACTGCGGAAAGATTGTCTAAGATGTCAAGCGAAGCTTCAATCAGATGGTCTAATAAATCAGAAGAAGAAAAGGAAAATTGCAGAAAAAGATTTATGAAATATAGAGTAAATCCCAAATCACGAGAGGAAAACGATAGATATAAAGTTTCTAGAACAAATGACGAAAAGAATAGTATATCTATAGAAACAAAAGAAGCAATGAATAATCAAGAACTACGCGAACGTTTGTCAGAAAAAGCAAAGGCAAGATGCACAGACGAATGGAAAGCAGCTTCGGCAGATAGAAACAAACATAGAGTCTCTTGTGTTTTGTGTAGAAAAGAAATGGCCAGATGTGGCTTTCCTATGCACTTTGCTAGAAAGCACAAAATCTAAATGTCGTTCCCAAATGGATTAGTAACCGACCAGTCCACGAAGGTATTTGCCAAAGCTACAAACTCTTCATTCTGTGTTGTCGGATCGATTTCATCTAGAACAAAAGTTTCGTTGACAATATCATAACCAGCTTCGGTAATAAGATCGTAACTTGCTTCGGTGAGATACCAGAAGTTACTGTCTGCCACTGAATAGTTCTGCTGGATCGAATCGATATTTGCGATGCCAGTGTTGAACTGTTCCGAATCGTAGTTGAACTTCTCTAGCTGCAACTCAAAGTATTGTAGCGATCCAGTCTGGTAGAAGGATCTTTCATGTTCAACGAACTTGATTTCAAAAATACCAGTTGTGAATGGAAAGTAAACAAGATCACCTTCTTGTGGGCGAATCAAGTTGTATATGCTACCGATGTCTTGTGCGAACCTACGACGACTCACCGATAGTGTAAGTTTGTCTGCTACGTTTAGCCCGAACTTGCTGAGTAGATCGCCTTCACCTTGGAAACCTTCATAATCATTAATATACATTTCAAGTGGAATAGCCACGTTGAATGAAGACGTTGGTGCTTCATCAAATAACTTATCAATATAGTTTGTTGTTCTCGGAAGATAATAGCAATCGATACCAAAAATCTGAATCATTTCGTCTGCTAGATTCTGTAGCAGATTCTGCTCAGGATTGTAATCGCTGTTCCTGAAGAAGAAGTTGGTGGGCAAGGTCTTTTCCTTTGATATTTTCTATATTTATACGAGAATATCTATTGACTTGTCCACCAACTTGTATATAATCAGTAATGTGCTGCAATATATTTACATCTACCATTATGATACCTACCTAAAGTTGCTACATTTGCTTCTGTTCCACAATGAATACACTTGTCAACTTTGAAATAAGACTTGGCTGCTATCTTACTCTTTGTTTCTTCTGACATCTTTTTGCCAGTATTTATTTCTCTAAGATGCGCTTTCTCTGCTTCGGTGCGAACTTTACCCTTGTTTTTGCCTATCATAGACAATCTTCTTTTATCTCTCACTTCAGGTCTTGAAGATCCATTATCACGAATAGACAAACCTTTCAGATACTTTTCGCGAACTTCTGATCTTTGCATTGCTTCTTTGGTTTTTTCAGAAATGCGCTGCTTTGTGGTTGTTGTTTTGCCTTCAGTCCAGTGACCTTGTCTATGATTAGAAAAGTTATAATATCGTGTTTTCAACTCTTCTTTCTTTATCATAGAAAGCCAACGATATTCTTCATCTAGAAGGTCTTGTCTATTGGTATAGATGCGTGAGATTATTCTTCTTTTGAAGTCTTCGTATCTCCTATTGTAGGAGTTTCTCATCCAAGTTGAAGAACAGATATATCCATCATCTTCGGTTCCCCAATGAGAACCAATGTAATATCTTTTGTGCTTACGATCAAACCAAATGTAAACGAAACCATACTTCATAAAATACTCCTTTGATGCTATCTCTAGAGTATTTATAAAAGTGTATTTTCTAACCGATCATGTCTCCAACAGGAAGACTCCAAGTGGTATACATCTCTTGTTCTAGCCTATCAATCTCTTTTTGTGCATCATCTCTGATCTTATCACCGTTAAACTTGTTTCCACCTGGTAGATTGATACCTGTATACTTCGTTAAGTTGTCGCCCCATTGACGCTTGACTAGTGCAGCAGCATATTGTGTCAACCAACGATCTGACCATACTCCACCATATACGTTTGGATCAATGATCTGATATGCTTCAACGATTAAGAAGCTTCCTGGTTGTACAATGTCCCAAGCCATATCTAGATATAGAATGTTGTTGTAACGATTGAAGCGAAGTGGCTGTTGACCAACTAGAAGCTGTTCAAGAAACTGAATATGCTGCATAGCAAGATAGTATGGTACCATCGTTGTAGCAGTCAAGTCATATAGATCGTTCAATGTGATCTGATAACGAATGTTGAACAGATTATTTGATGACAATGATTCACCAACAGGGAATAGATTGACTGCACCAATGATGTTCGATGGTAGAGTGATATACTGATTTTCAATATCAGTTGGAGTTACCTGATACTTGTAATATGTCTTTTCTGAACCTTCGAAGTGATAGTCCCAGAAGAATGTCAAAGCTTCATCAATACGATCAGAAACTTGATCATCGTCAACATCGATATTGATTACAGGAGCTCCTAAACGACGAAGAATGTAGTATTTAAATTCATCCCTATTAGTAGGTATTGACATTTTCTATATTCCTCTTTGTCTTATACTTCTTGTTGTTTTCACCAACTTCTGGTCTAATCTTTCCGTGCATAGGATTATTAACGCCAGACATTCTTTCAGACATTTTACGTTTTCTTTCCTCTGACCATTTTGTTCCTTTCATAGGATTGTTGGTCAGTGCTTTTTGTCTTCTTTTTTCTATTATGTCCGGTCTTTTATTGAACTCTACAGTATCTGGTCTTTTTCTTCCATACATAGGATTCTTTTCACCTACGTGTTGTCCTGTTCTGGTTTTACTTATATTGCTTTTAACTTCTTCTGTAAAGATGACAGCACGACCGTCGTGTTTGTTTAACCACACATTATTGGTTTCTCTAATTTTCAATCTTCTTAAAACTTTATGTTCCCATTCTATAGAATCTTTAGCATCTTTGAACGTTTTTCTTATCTCGAACTCAAAAGAATCGTCGCCATATTCTTTTCTTAGTGATTTAACGACATTAGAAGATGTGAAGTAATTTTTCCAGAAATCTTCAGGATGACATCCTTCTTTATATCTTACGCCATAATAAAACATGTTTGTCGGTATATGATGTAGTAAGTATGTATATGGTGTTGTCATATAACAGGAGCGCCAAGTCTTCTGAGTAGATAGTATTTGAAACTTTCTCTTGAATTTGGAACTGCCATTTCTTTTTCCTAATATTTTGGTTATTTATGTATAATAAAATACAACTACACCGGCATTTCCGCTAGATCCAGCACCTGGATAAGAACCGCCATTTCCACCTCCACCATATGGAGAACCATCTCCACTAACTGTTCCTGTGGTTCCTGTTCCAGGTATTCCGCTGCTATCGCCGGCTTGACCAGTTACATTAGCTTGATTTCCGCCTGTAGCAGTACCACCGGCGCCTCCAGTACTACCTGATACGGAGCTATTTAATGATCTTGTTCCACCAGTACTACTCATAGCTGTTATTGAAAATGAACCGCTAGAAACACTAGATGAACTGCCGTTTGACCCTTGAGTTCCGGTAGAACCTCCGTTGCCACCAGAACCTACTGTATAATTTAATGTTTGGCCTGAATATCCTGAAACGCTATAAGATGATCTCGAATATCCACCTGCACCACCACCTCCAGCGTATGCACCAGCTTTTGTGCCGGTACCGCCACCGCCACCGCCTCCCCAAACTTCGATCACTAAGTTTGTAGCTCCGACTGGAATAGTCTCTGTACCAGATCCAGGTGTCGAATATACATGTAATATAAGAGTGAATGCTGACTTGCCATATAAACTAGAAAATGAAATGGCGCCAGATGCTATACCCGCAAGCGATCTTACGGCACTATCGTTCAGTGAAATTGTGGATGTTCCTGTTGTCGTATTGCCATATGATGATCTTAACTCATATTCAATAGACACGTTTGCACTACCACTAGTGGCATTACCTCCAAGACTGATAGTTCCTGATGCTACCAAAGTCATTATTTGTAACCTTTTAATTCATCAATTTCTGCTTTTAGTTCTTTAATCGCTTCAATCAATAAAGGAACCAAACGATCATATTGAACAGTAAGATATTGATTATCTATCGGCGCAGGAAAAACTATTTCTGGTAAAACTTTCTCTTGAATTTGGAACTGCCATTATTTTTTCCCTGTTGTTTATTGTTATTTATGTATAGTAAAACACGACTGCCCCATTGTAGCCAGAAGTTGCTGGACTTGGATATGTGCTTCCATCTGCACCTCCACCATATGGAGAACCATCTCCACTAACTGTTCCTGTTGTACCCACGCCGCCCAAGCCACCTGCGCCCTGTGCGTCATCACCTAACATACCATTATAGTTTGCTTGATTGCCACCCGTAGCTGAACCACCATTTCCTCCAGCACCATACGTCGACGCGGTCGCGCTGTTGGGAGAATGTTTACCACCATATCCTTGCATAGTTGTTAATGTATAAGAATTGGATGATACGTTAGATGCTAGACCATCGGTTATTCCGGTGCCGCCTGCCCCGACAGTATAATTTATGGTTTGTCCCGAATATCCTATCACGTTATACGATGATCTAGAGTAACCACCAGCACCACCGCCGGCAGAAGAAGCAGCTATTTTTGTACCAATACCAGCGCCGCCGCCGCCTCCCCAAACTTCAATTACTAAAGTTTTAGCCCCGACTGGTATAGTTTCTGTACCAGATCCAAGTGTTGAATATACTCGCAACACAGGAATAAAAGTTTGTGATCCTAACAAAGCCATCTGAATACCACTCATATTATGATACTCCTGCTCCACCAACAAACCATCTATCAACAGCAACACGAATACAAGTTGCAGTTGCGCCAGCAACTAGAGTTCTGCTTCCTGTTGTTGTAGTTCCCGCCAACTGGATTGTAACGTTACCAGCACCAGCAATCGTAAGTGTGGCAGTATTGCCATTGATTATGCTGATCGCAGCCCCATTTGCCCAAGCAACTGTGGCGTTATTGGCAATAGTGTATGTCAAAGTTCCTGTATTGGCTGCATTGAAGATATGACCACCAGAATCTGATGCTGCGGTTGTATAGCTTGTATTCTGAGTATTCTGTGGAATATCTCTGTAGCCAACTGCATATGCACCAGCACCATAGTTAATTGTTGTGCCTGTACCAGTGAATGCGTGGTTACCAGAGATTGTGTAGTTGCCTGATGTGTTGACATAGTTCGCCGCTGCAACACCACCGAGATTTGTTGCATTGTTTGATGTCAACGTAGCTACATTCGCAGCAAGTGTTGAGTTTAGTTGATAAGAAGCTGCTGAGACACCACCGAGATTTGTTGCATTGTTTGCAGTACCAGCAGTAAATGATAGTCCTGTACCAGTTAGCCCTGAACCAGAACCAACAAAAGATCCAGATACAGAAACGTTTCCTGTGAATGAAGCGTTTGCAGACCAGTTCCACCAACCAGAAGAGTTGGCTTGCATGAATGAATACTGCGTTTGGTTGTTATTATTAACAACTTGAATAATAGCAGTATTTGAAGTATTTGTTCTAAGGACAAACGCACCAGCTGTAGCAAAGCCGGGATCTGTTGCCGTAACAGTAGTGAATATACCAGAGTTTGCGGTAGTACCACCAATAGAACCTGGAGCAGCCCAAGCAGCACTATTGAGCGTGAAACCATTTGTCGAGTTTGCCCATGATCCAGGATTTATTGTTGAAATGTATGCTGTGTTAACTGAAACGCCTGTAGCAGAAACCGCTATACTGTTATCTGCATTCGCGACATAAACTGTGCCCGATGATGTGATAGTACCGCCATTCAATCCATTGGCAAAAGCAATAGATGTGACTGATCCTGGACTGGTAGTGACTGTACCCCAATAAACACCGCTAGTCGCGTTTGACATTAGAACTTTGCCAGAAGCACCAGACAATGCACCGTTTGCTAGTACGATTGATGTTGTGCTGAATACAAATCCATTTGCAATGGTATTGCCTGTGAATGTTGTATTGCCTGCAATCGTGAAAGCGGCTGTTGTGTTTACGATGTTTGTTGGAAGCTGTGCATATGGCAAAGTACCAGATGACATGTTTGATGCATTGGTATAATAACTAGCTGGCTGACCATTGAAGTTGGTTGAGTTGTTTGCAGTAAGTGTTGCTACGTTTGTAGATAGACCAGCAGTTGTTTGATAGTTTCCTAGATTTGCTGATAGTTGTGCGTTGGAGACAACATTAGCGGCTGATACAGAACCTACAAAACTTGTGTTGTTTGATGTGCCAGTAAACGTGGTAGAGTTGATCGTAGCATTAACTGATGCATTGCCGATAACAATAGTGTTTGTGTTTATGGCAACACTATTCGCTGATGTGCCAACATAAACATTTGATGATGCATTGACAAATCCAGCGTTTAGATTGCCAGTAACAGTTGTTGCCAATACATTTGTAACATAAGCATTTGCCCACACATATGTTGTGTTTCCTAATGTATATGCATTATTTGCGCCAGGAATAAAACTACCGTTGGCAATAACGGTATTTGAATATGTGACCGCACCTGTTACGTATAGATTGCCCGTTACAGTTACGTTAGCAGAAAACGTAGAGTTGCCTGTGACGTTCAATAGACCACCGACTGTGACATTAGCAGTAGCATTTACCTGAGCAGTGTTAACCACTACAGCAACAACATTTGCGGTTACTGTGGTAGCAGAAATTGTCGTTGCTACAACATTTGTAGCGAACATGGTATTTGTTGTGACATTCGCTGTAGCAACAATTGATGTTGCAGAAACGTTAGTGGCAAATACGCTATTTGTGAAAACATTAGCTGAAGCGTTTACTACAGTAGCGTTCACATTACCTGTATGGATACCGACCGTATTTGATGTAACGGTAGTCGCATAAACGTTTACAGTGTTGACATTTGTTGTACTGGTGAGAGAACCGATGACTGTGATGTTGCCTGTATTGGCTGTTCCAGTAATAACAACATTGCCCTGGACATTTGCTGTACCAGTAACAGTAAGAGCAGCATCGGGAGAAGTGTTGTTAATACCTACGTTAGATGTACCACCCACAGCATAGATTAGACTGCCATTAGCGATGATACCATTCTTTGCGATGAATGTTGAATTACTTGTAGACATTTCGGTTCCCTCTCCCCGATTGATATTCTACTTATTTATAAAAATAAATTACCTCTGTAGTTGCGACTGACATTGTTCAAAGATATTGCGAATTACAGGATCAACAACACGATGTGGTAGTTCCTGCAATGAACCAAAAATAATATTGACAGCACTTACAGGAAGTGCTAGTGTAACAACAGGATCTTCACTTGGCAGAGCGGTTTGCTCAGTGTCAACAAGATGATCTAGTTCATGATTTTCAGTAGTCATAATTTACTCCATTATTATTTTGAGATAGGTTTTTTGGCCGACACGACAGTGTTAGCGGCGGTGTTAGATACAACAGTGTTTGCTGCTGTATTTGACGTTTCAATCCAAGGGAAATCATTTGCTGAAACTTCCGTCTTTGGACTGATGATACTATCTATCTGTTCTTGAATGCGATCATTGATATGTGACATATACAATGTATCATTTGTCACAATATTTTTAACCCAACCGATAACGGTATTCTGGGTCAATTGTTCGTATGGAATGAAATTGTTCGCTTGCAATACAGTAACATCAAGAGGAGTTGCACCTGTGAAAGTTCCTGTATTGTTTGCTGCATCAGTTCCAGTGTATTCCCATCTGACATGAACTACAACGTCATTTGCCGAAATTGGATCGGCGATGTTTTGTTTTGTGATGCCTGTGAGATTCCAATTATATGAAAGAGTCATTTCATTTTTCTTCTAGTTTAGCCATAATGCCATTTAGTTGTTGTTCCATTCTATTCATTTTGCTGTTTTGATCGTCAATAATCGCTTGCTGTTCTTTGATCGCTTCAATGAGAAGAGGTACAATCTTGTCATAGTGAACAGTCTTGTAGTTCTCACCTGATTTGCTTGTGCCATCTTCAGCAATATCAAAAGGAGCAGCAACAACAACTTCTGGTAGAACTTCTTCTAGTTCTTGTGCAATGACGCCTACTTGTGTTTTTTCATCATCATAACCATATTTTTTCGCTACTTCATTGTTTGTGTAACGAATACCTGATATTCTCTTGACCTTATCAATTGCGTTTTCAATAGGACCAATGATGTTCTTTAGGCGTTTATCTGAGTAGTATGCAGTGATATTACCAGTTGCCTGAATAGTACCAGTGCCGCCTACTGACGATGTGCCAACAGAAAGACCACCCAAGAAGAATGCACCGCCACCATCCGTCAGTTGAGAAATAACTGAGTTATATGCGCTATTGATATATTCTAGCCCACCAGCAGGGTTCAGACGAATATACTTGTATGGATTCGTTGCTGACGAATATGTGTTTTCAAGAGCAAGAAAAGTGTGATATCCTGTACCACCTATTGAGTTGTAGCCAGCCATCTGCAACTGACCACCAGTACCAAGAGTACCAGATGCGCCTACGTTTAGTGTGCCGTTAATAGTCGCGCTACTGAATGTGCCAGTATTAGCAGTGGTGCCACCAATAGCAGCAGGTGCGCTCCATGTATACCCTGACAAATATGCTGCGTTGTTGGCATTTGTTGCACTTGTCGCACTATTGACGTTCAAGTTACCTTCGGTCTTACCATTTACGTAGGTTGTATTATTCGCTGTAAGCGTTGCAACGTTGCTTGCAAGCGTGCTATTCAACTGATAAGAAGCAGCAGCTGTACCACCCAGGTAGTTGGCATTGTTAGCTGTAATGTTTGGCTGAGATACTGTCAACAGAGTGCCAGTAATACCTGTTGAGTTGGCAATAAATGAAGTACCGACAGAATGTACAGCAGCGTTTACTACACCAGTTGTATTGGATACAAAGACACCGGCTGAGTTGATCGATACGTTACCACCAGATACGCTATATGATGGAGCATTTGCGCCGACCACGATTAATGTAGAGCCATTGCTCGTATAGAGAATCTGATCTGGCATATTCAACGCAAGACCGCCAGCATTGATATACTGACTGTTGGTTGAAACCGTAGTATTAGGTTGTCTACCAGCAACAGATGTGCGGAAGACTTGCAAAACAGTATTGGCCATATGGCACCTCTAAGTCAACTGGTATGTACCAGTATTAAAAATCTTCTTCAGTCTTCTTTGCTACTGACTTCTTTCCTGCTTTATCTAAAGCAATCCGAAGCTTTTCGTTCTCAATATTTAGTTCTTCAATCGCCTTTGTTTTGAAATGAGAGTCCGTCTCTAGAAACAAGACTCTCGTTTGCAAGTCGATTAATGTAGCTTTCATCTTTTCAATATAAACAGTGATAAACTCTTCAGTCATAATATATCCTTATTTATTCACTCTAACTTTGCCTCTGCGAAATCCCATAGGAATATCAGCATCTTTATGTATCTTTTTATTTATATTATCATTTGTTATCCAAATCGCGTTTGAGTTGTATTGTCTTATTTTTTCTCGTGCTTCTTCGGACATAGGCGCTTGTATTTTTCTTTTATCGCGCAACTTCTGTTTTGTTTCTTCTGTGTGGATTTTGCCCTTTCTAGAAGAAGGTTTGCCCTTGTGCGCATCTGAAACTTTTTGTCTGTAATCAGGATTTTCCCATAATTTCTTTACACTAGTGCTCAGTTTACTTCTTTGTTCTGGATCAGAAAATTGTCTCAGTGATGCTAATCTATTCGCTTGTCTTGTCTTGTCTGATCTTTTTTTGCCAATATTAGATATTCTACTTTTTATTTTTGATTCTTCAGAATGTTTGAATCCAAGCGTAGATGGTGTTGTGGCAGATTTGGTTTTATTATAGTATCTAACACCCAGTTCTTCTTTTTTGATCATATCAAGCCATCTCTGCTCTTCAATAATCAAATCTTCTTTAGATGTATAAACATAAGATACAATTCGCCGTTTGAAATCTTGGTTTCTTCTTCTGTATGCATCTCTCATTATATTTGATGAACACACATATCCATCATCAACATAACCCCAATGTCTTCCTATATAATATCGCTTGTGTTTAATATCAAACCAAACATAAATGAAACCATATTTCTGCATACAAATACTCCTTTGATATTATCTCTAGAGTATTTATATAAACCGAGTGTCTAAAATGTCCCGCCGTCGATACCTCCGAATGCTGGGATATTATTTAGAATCTGTAGAACAGTGCCGTTAGCACCAGCAGATGCTAGGCCAACTGGTCCAGAGCCGTTACCATAGAGAACAGCAGCAGAAGTTAGTGTCAGTAGACCAGTACCACCAGAACCTGCTCCAAGAGCAGTGGCAAGCGATAGTGTGTTAGCAGTGATGTTGACATTGACAGTCGAATTCGCTGTGATCGTAACACCAGACTGAGTTGATGTGACACCAAGGAATGACAATGGCATTGGTGACTGAGTAGCACCAATCGTCGCGCCAAATGGCGTTGTGTTCGCTGGATATGATGGGTTAGAAATCTGATTGTTTGAAACAAATAGTGAGAAGCTATTTGAAGATGCAACACGAGCCAAGCCATAGAATGCTGTATAATAAGCATTCGCAGTACCAACAGAACTTGTACCAGAAGCAACCTGAGACATAATCAAGTTGGTCGAGTTGACCACAGTGACAAATGTGTTCGCAGGAATGTTTGTACCAGTGATCAACTCACCGACATAGAAGCCAGCAGTTGTTGTCATCTGTACGTTAGCAGAGTTTAATGTTGTATTCGCTGTAATGTTGGTTGCAGACTGAATAGGCGCACTTGAAATGAATCCAGTGTCTATTACGTCGGCTGTGGTATTATATGCTATACCTGATGGTGAAACATAGTTAGGGCTATTTTCATCAGCAAGACCAATGATATTGTCATTGACGTTTAGATTGGTAGTATTGATTGAAGCAAGTGTGCCTTGGACATATAAGTTGCCAGAAATAATGGCATTCTGTACGCTAAGATTTGCTGATGTAGCTGAAACGTTACCGCCAGTAAACTGAAGAACTGAACTATTAACGTTGAAACCGTATGATGTTGCAACTGATGTTGTATTGATTGTTGTATTGCCAAGAGTGTTAGCAATCGCAATGTTTGTTGGACCTGTGACTGTTGAGTTACCAGAAACATAGCCAGCAGTAGATACGTTTGTCGTTGGAGTAACAGCAGAACCAACCGAAGAGTGTAGATTGGCTTGGACAACACCAGAAGTGTTGGCAACGAACACACCAGAAGTATTAGCAATAACGTTAGATGATGCTATATTAGCTGATGTCGTAACGTATAGTGTTGCTGTATTGATTTGGTTTGTGACGTTTAGATATGAACCAACAGTAAGTGATGATCCAAAGTTAACGGCACCAGAGATGTTTGCGGTACCAGTGACGGCAAGTGTAGCATTAGGTGCAGTATTGCCAATACCAACGTTGCCGCTGTTTGTGATACGCATTCTTTCATTGGAAGCCAACTGACCACCAGTAAAGAAGTTAACGTAGTTTGTGCCACCACCTAGAGATGCAACACCGATTGACAAGTTTGTATTAGCAGAATATAGATAAGCATCTGATGGCTGGCTGATCGTCCAAGAAGAGTTCGACCAGTTGACACCGACCATACCAAAGTCAGCGAAGTTATTGCCAGAAGGTCCATTACTATCAAAGACAATAAAGTCTGTCGATGACTGTGTGCCTGTGTTGGCATTCCACATAACCATTTCGACATAGTTGTTTTGATTGCCAGCAAACTCTGCGATAGATGAATCACCAGCATTAAAACCAATAACAACATTCATATAACTGTTGCCAGTAGCTAATACAGAAGTATTGGCGAGAGATCCACCACTTGATGTGCCGTATGAACCAGCTTTAAGTGCAAATGCGTTAACAACACCTGTAGCATTTGCGACAAACACACCAGAGGTATTTGCGATTACGTTAGAGGATGCGATATTGGCTGATGTAGTGACAAAAAGTGTTGCAGTGTTTGTTTGACCAGTAATATTAACGGCAGCAGCATTAACTAGTGTAGAGTTAGCAGTAAATGTGGCACCAGTCTGTACTGTAGTCGCATTTACTGTGCCAGTGGTCCAAACGCCTGTTGCATTAAGCTGTACGGCTGATGCGATATTAGCTGATGTTGTTGCATAGATCGTAGCAGCATTCACCTGACCAGATACGTTGATGTATGGACCAGAGAAACCAGTAGTTGCATAGATTGTACCAGCATTTACTGTAGCAGTATTGACTGATGCGGCTTGAACAACTGTTGTGCCGATCGTCAATGCAGTTGGAGTTAGATTCGCAATAGATGCACCACCCGTACCACTGATTACCTGAACAAGAGTAGAACCAGTGTTTGACTGCACAACAATATTTGCGCTGGTTGTGATCGTGCTATTGCCAATATTAAGCGAAGTAGATGTTAGAGTCGCAACACCAGCAGAGTTTTGGACAGTGAATGTTGGTGTGCCGGTTATCGTACTATTACCATACATAACAGAAGATGTGCTGTTTGTTGTGATGATAAAAGATGGTGCTATGGTCGTATTACCAGCAACAGAAATAGATGTTGTGTTGATCTGTACGTTACCAACGTTGGCATATACACCAATAGAAACGTTAGAACTAAAAGTAATAGTGTTCTGGAATGTCTGAGTATTTGACCAGTTCCAGTTGTTTGCAGCGATCTGGGCACCAGTTAGACCAGCAGAAGCAGCAGCCCAGTAAGGAGCGCCTGTGGCACCATTTGTTGTTAGAACATAACCAGCAGTACCAGTTGAACCGTTAGCATTTAATGGAATACCAGAAATAGTGACCTGAGTTGTATTTGCAACAAAAGTCGCACCATTTGTGCTGAATGAGTTTGCTTGGACTGTGTTGGCCGCAATCGCAGTTACAGAACTATTACCACCAGAGAATGTGATGTTGTTTCCAGAGAACGTCTGGTTATTTGTCCATGTATATGCAAAGCTAGTGTTAGCACCACCAGAAGCGATCTTGCCAGTTACATATGTGATAATAGCTTGTGATGTTACAAGTTCTGAACCAGAACCGCCACCAGATGCATTTGCACCAAGTATTGATGATGATGTTGAGTTAGAAATAGAAGTGATTAGAACGTTTGATGGAGCCAAAGCTGATGTTGTGATCATCAACCCTGAAGTCAGCGTATTTGAAATGAATGAGTTGGCGTCAACGACTACCGTAGCATTAGCGGCAAGATTACCAGGCGTAACTACGTTATTGACATATCCGTATTTGGTGCCACCAATGAGCAAAGCAGTTGTACCAACGCCAGTCTGAGCGCCGATGAAGAATCCGTTTGATGAATACGAATAAGCAAGTTCACCGCCATTCAACGTAGTGGTTGGTGTGGCTGATGTGTTACTACGTCTGATTTGAACGATTGTATTAGACATTAAAAACTCCCGCCGTCGATGCTAGTTATATTTAAGTTATCTGGTGATTCTAAAATAAACTTCTCTTCTTCAGCATTATATACGAGAGTGTTTCCATCACTTTGATCTTGCATGACAACGTCCACAAGATTACGAAGTTCCGATGTAGCAAGTAAAGCATCATTTCTAATTACGATAGGAGTCGCATTCGTAGTGAAACGAACTGGAACTGTGCCTGGGCTAGTTAATTTGACATTAATCGGCATAGTTTGTCCCCGCCAAATGTGTGACCTCAGGCGTTACAGTCAGAATGCCTTCAACTACGCGAGTAACGGAACCACCTCCATCGACAGTAACGACATCATATACGTATCTGCCATACCACATAGCCGCTGTTGTGTTTGCGGTCAATGATAATTCGATGATACCGTTAGTTGGCTCTGGTATCGATACATCAAAACTTATCGTATTTGATGAAGTGTACCATTTTCGGACTTGACCGTATGCATTAAACCCTGTCAAGTCAAGAGGCTGGCCAGCATCATTGGTCAAGTTCAATAGCGTATTGAACGTTGTTCCTTGATCTAAAATGATGTCTGCATGGGCCGCCATATTTTATCCTTTTACCGATATTTTATTATAGTTGTGTTTGCATTTGTCACCGTGCCATCTAGTCATATTTGGCGCATCCACCATTACGTGACAATATACACATTCTTCTTTAGGACGAACGTAACCCATACTATATGCAGATTTTCTATTTTTCAATTTCAATTTTTGTTCTTCTGTTCTAGTTTTACCCAGATTTTTGCCAATCATAGAAATTGATCTTTTATGTTTATGCTCTTCTGATTGATTTTTGCCAAAATTAGGATTATTACTTCCTTTTAGAGATTCGCTTATTCTTTTTTTAGATTCGGATGTATGTAATTTGTCTAAACGAGGATGTTTTCTGCCGCCGGCGGCAACATTCCAATTTTGATTTCTCATCCAGTTATCATTTCCAAAGTGTCGGCTGCATAATGGATCGATCGATATATTATCTGTTTTGTTTAAAAAATTGTCACGATTAATAACATTCATTCTTTTTAATACTTTATTTTCCCATTTCCTAGCAGAATCAATATTGCTGAAAGTCTTTCTTATTTGTATTACGTTTGGTGCACCATTTTTTTGACAAAATGATAGTACATGCTTTGATGACGTGAAATAGGTTTTCCACAGCTCACTGACATTGCATCCTTTAGCGTATCTTATACCATAATACCAGGTATCAAGTTCTTTCCAACCTATCAAGTATGTATATGCAACAACCATGGTAGTTCCCTATCTTTTCTTTTATTTATATTAGACAGATAGTGAAGTTCTCTCAAAATTGACGTTGCCAGTTGTTTGAGTTGGAGACACTAGAAGATTGACATAACCAGCAGAGATATTGGCTGAGAAAGTGCCCATAACACCATTAGTCTGTAGCGTTGCATATTCTGTGATATAAACATTAGCACCTCCATCTTGTAAAAGCATTATTTCTGTGCATTGATGACCAACGCCAGTGTCAATTTGAAGTAGATACTTCGCACTACGGAAAGAAGTAAGCGGAAACTTGTCAACAATCTGATTTGCAGTATTTGTTGTTAAAACTGCTTGCCCAGCAACATATGTGGCAGTATTCATCGTGACATTGCTTGTCACAACGAGTGTGTTGGATACCGTATTGTTTCCGCCTTGAATGCTACCTATAGCGATCAAAGTATTGGCTGAGAACTGACCATTTACGTAAGCATTGCCTGTCGTAACGCCAAGTGTTGAATTGGCAGTTACAATGCTTAGAGACAGGTTTGCACATAGCTGATTCGTTGTTTGAAGCCAGTTATAAAATGTTCCTGTTGTTGTACTAACGTTAGCCGTTGTTATTGACATCTTTATTTGCTACCAAAAGTTTGAGAAGATTTTTTATTTCATTAACATCATTTGAAAGATCATCGATACGCTTATTTGTTTTTTCATTTTCAAGTAAACGATTGCGTTCCGTCAAATGCTGATTTAACTCGCCAATGTTTTTATTTATGATAGCACCCGTTCGTGAATCTCTGCATAGTCCAGGCACATTGGTCTGAATAAGCGTTTGCATTATGAACTTGTGCCGATAGCAGTTAGACTTGCAACACGAGGTGTTACCGAAGTGCTATTTGAAACCAATACAAGCTTGACTTGTAGAGTATCATAGCCATCAACAGGTGTTAACGAAGTATTGTAATATCTTGCAATATTCTGGTTTTGTGGATTATTAAATGTCTGTGATGGATCATTGATCAGATCGATATAATAACCAGGTTGACCGAGAATACTTGTGTTTGATACTGCGGTGTCAAGTGTTAGCACAGTATTACTGGTAACAGAAGTTACGGCAGCAATAACATAGTTTGATGGAATAAGTGGATTCCAAATCTTGACAACACTATTGACTGGGATTTCAGTACCAAAGTTAGTATTAGCGCCAGTCACCACCGCGTTTGCTGTAGCTGAGAATGCAACACCAACAGTCACAGAACCATTTGCTGTGTATGCGCTTGGTGGAAATGCAGGAAGACCCCAACTCTGAGCAATATAGTTGTTGGTTACTGGTGAACTGACAGCATTAGATGATGCGTTTGCTGGATACAGAAGCGTCCATTCTTTTGCATTAAATCCATCTGAATCGTGTGAGTTGTAAATCTTTGCATAAGGCTGAACATATGTGCCAGCGGGAATATAAGAAATCGTTTGTACAACAAGATCCTGTGCAGGATAAGTCGAATCAAAGTTGATCTTGGTTGTGATGTGTCTAGATGCGGCTAAGCCAGAAGCAGGAGCAGTTTCACCAACTAGTGTATTGTTGATTGTCACCGCGCTAGAATAAACGTCTAGACCCTCTGAGGTAACAACAGGGCTGCTATAGATAGAACCTCTAGTGTTTTGAGCGAGAGTGATGTTCAATACACCAGATTTATTTCTCACGCCGTAGAGTGTGTTAGTAGCTGCCACAACTTCATGTGATCTTGATGCCACAACAGCGTTATAACCAGAAACTGTATTGTTTGCGTAGTTTACGGCTGCTTGCACTGGAGTTAGTGCATACGTGTTCGAACTTGAATATGCAAACTGAGAACTTAATGCATATGTTGCGCTTTGTGGAGTATTGATAACGATTTCTGGCTGAAACGATCCAACAGGAAAGTTAACAATAGATGAAATGTATGCAGTAGATCCCGTGAGCTCACCGACAACAGGCGTCAATGAATATACCTGAGCAGTACCAGTTGTGCCTGTAAATGAAGTTGAGACATTGATCGCTGAAGTATTGATGATAGCCGAGATTGTTGTGCCCGTAGTAATACCAGCAACGTTTGCAGTGATTGGCTGACCAACAAATAGATTTGTCGTTGATGACAATCCAGTATATTGGTTATTGCCATTTGTCAAAGTAGCAGTAAAGTATGTTCCTCTGTTAAAGAGATAGTTTGAGTTTGATGCCGTCGAGTTGGACAGATACAAAACGTTAGCTGATTGGTTGTTATAATAAGACACACCAATAGGAGCAGTAAAGAAACTTGCTGAAGTGTTTGTGCTTGGAAAAGCCTGATCGACAGTCATTGTTGTATTATTGGCAATCGCAACAACATTACGGACTAGGTAGGTGTTCGCGCTTGTATACACGATAAGCTGAGTATTAGTCGCGAATGTGCTTTGGAATGATGTTCCTGTTCCGATTACGGTATTGCTACCTGAACTGAATGCAACTGTACCAGTAAGATTTGCGACTAGAGGAAAAACTCTTTCGCCACCCAAGAATGAACCTGTTTGATTTGTGATAACAAAAAACTCATAATCACCATTGACAAGTTGATATGTCGCGTTATTTGAACTAAACTGTGCAACACTAACACCATACTTCAACTGTGCATTATTGACAGGAGTAATGTTGCCACTATTGCCGTAATCAAATAGTTGCCCTGGTGTACCTCCAGCAAATCCAGTAAATCCCGTATTCTGTGCAGCACCTACGATATCATCACCTACTTGTGCGGTCCATAAAACATATGCAGGGTCATCCGCTTGAACGTTGATCGCATATGTTTTTCCTGTGTCTAACTGAAGAGGAGATGCAAAAGTAAATGTTGTTTTAGTGGTAGCATTAGGATCTACATTGATAGATGCATATGGAAGATTGACAATAGAACCAGAAAGAATAGATGTATATTGCGGCGCTCCAGTTGTATCTGTAGGCGAAACACTAATCGTTACTGTAGGATTATTGATCCCAGACGCATTGTTTGTAGCACTAGGTTGTTCTTGGAAATACAAATCAATGCTTGTCAGAAATACCGTAGCACTCTGATTAACTGAGTTTGGATCCAAATAAAATGTTTGCGAGTTAATGTACATTATAGCCCTATCAGATTAAATATTAAGCGAACAGATCATATCCTAGTCCCCAAGTTGTATACCAATATGAATTTATTATCAGAGGTCTAGTCCCCAAGTTGTATACCAATATGAATTTATTATCAGAGGTATTGTTTGGGGTGTTGGTTGTGCAATAGTGATTGTCACCTGAGCAGTTGATGTACCATCTGCACTACTCAACAATCCTATCTTATTACCAATCAGATTATTTATCAATGATTGTGTGGCGGTCACGTTAGTCCCAGTTGAAATGCCTGAGTTGTAGAAATAAGTGAAAGAGATTGCACCATTAGCATTTGTGATTAACTGACCACCCAGATCCCAACCAGTTGGCTGACACATAGAAGAAACATCTGTTCCGTTGAATGTGAATGTATGAATAGTGTTTGGCTTCAATCCAGTAGCAGAAAGATTGAATGCTTGATTTGATGCGGTATAGTTGCTGGCACGAGCAAGTTGTTCTACAGCAATAGTTACACCGAGTGGTGTTGTGAGTGGTGTATCTGGACCAATAGTTGGTGGAGTTATAATAGAACCTTGTGGTACAGACAAGTTTGTGTAACCGTTTGGTAGACCTACAATACCATTAGTTATCGTGTAAATAGAACCTGCCATTATTATGTTCCTACTGCTTGTGCTGATGACCACAAGATTGTGCCGTTTGGATTATATATTACCAATGCACCACCAGCAGCATCTGGAAGAGTATTTGTGATTGACATAATGATAGTATGCTGACCAGCGGAAACTGAATGTGATGCGGTTTGTATAGTGTTATACGAAACGCCTGATATCAGAACAGTTGAGTCGAGTGTAACGCTGCCCGTATCATCTGCCGCAAACTGGAATGAATATGTACCAGTTGTTGGGAAGTTCACAACAGTTTCGAAAACATTTGTTGTAATATCATAACCAGAACCGATCCAGATTGCATATGAACGCAAGAATGAACCCCAGTCACTTAGATCCATACCACTTGCACTACACAAGTACCAACCAGTTGATGGATATCCTAGTGAAGAATATGTCGTGCCTAGTGTTGACTGTACGTTTGTTAGAATGGTAAATGTTGCTGGTGATACTGACATTGTGCCTGTATATGTCACTGGTGGTGGAACATATGCAGTAGAGTTAGTTGCAACCAACTGTTGAAATAGTGGCACAGAACTATATGGAAGCGTCAATAGTGAACCAGTAACACCAGATTGTGTGTCATCGGCAGTATCAAAGTTAAAGCCTACATTGTAAGAAGATACAGTTGCAACTACTTCGTTGTTAACAATCATTGTTGTGTTCTGTGGATTGTTCACATCGGTGTAGTTGTTGCTCTGGAATGTATCAGCGAAGAAGCCATACTTGAAGCGATTGATAGCACCATTGATTGATGATGGAATCGCTAGACCGCTTACGCTCTGTTCTAGTGCAGATAGACTTGCTTGCTGTTCTAGTGCAGCAATACGATTCGCAAGGCTATTGATATCAGACATAGTATAAACAAGTGGCTGACTGATTTGTGTATTTGTTGTAGAAGATGTTGGCACAGAAATCGTGTGATTTGCAACACGAGCAAATGAATAGATTTCGTTAGCAACATGCTTATCAATAATATTTGTATAGTTCTGATCTAGCTTCTGTGGTACAGAAGGATATGGTGGAACGAATACTAGATTGATTGTCATCGTATTCGCTGGCTCAGCAGGTGGTACCAACTTAGTTGAACCAGGTGTGCCAGGAATAGAAACGATATTTGCCTTTGTATCAACTACTAGACGATCAACGCGACCCTGATAGTTCACAAGGTTTGCAGAGTGTGCGGTACCTGGTGTTGGGAACTGATACGAAGTGCTAAGTGGTTCTGTACCGAACTTGACAACTTCACCACTGAAGATTAGATTTGCTGAACCACTTGAAGTCGCGGCTGAAGAAATATTAATCGCAGTAGAGTTGACAATAGATACAACAGTCGCATCAACTGGAATGCCAAAGTTGGTTGCGAATACTGAAGTACCGACGGTGATTACAGATGTATTTGAGATAGCATTGACTGTTACGTTGCCGCTTGTCAATGTACCAGTTAGAATCTGTGTAGTCAATGCACCGTAGTCGATAGGATTGATTGTTGACTTGGCAGTATTAGCTACTGTAATACTAGCAGTATTTGCAATACTTGGACGGAAGTCAACATAATCGATTAGATCGTAGTAGTTGCCCTGACTGTCATACATCTCAGAGATTTCAAGAGTGTTGATATAACCACTTGAAGTTGCTGTAATGTTTGCATATGGTTGAGCATCATTTACGGGATATGAACTACGTGTATAGAAGCCACCACCAGTTTCAGTGAAGTGGTCAAACTGTACTACCAATGCATCTGTTGTATTGATTGCAAGCTGTGACGTTGGAGTTAAATGTAGATACCCCATATCGTAGAAGTCTGGATTTTGTTTGTGGTCAACATAGAAGTTTGTTGTGACATCAATCCAAGTTGAAGGAATAGATGCAGAGTTTGCTACGTTTGCTGTAACAACTGTGCTACCAGAAATAACACTCGAAGCAGGTGCTTTATAGACTTTCTTCATACGGAAGATGTCTGGGAAGCCTAGTGCCCATGGACCAGTATTTGAGTTGACAGCATTTGCAACGTTGATTGCTACAGTGGTATCACGATTTGGTGTCTTTTGTGTGACTGACTGGCCAGTGGCATATACTGGTGTAACAATAGATACGTTTGATGATGTGGTGTTAATCGCTGCTCCAAGGTTGATGGAGAGTTTTGAACCATTCGCTGATACTGTGACTGAACCAGTAGGCAAAGCCACTGGTACGTTCTTTGGATAGAACACCACAACGTTTGCAGAAGTGTTTGCATTTGCTGGGAATGTATCAACAGTGATTGCACCACCACTAGCATTAGCGGTTGCAACTCTCTTGATTTCTCCACCAGTATTTGAGTAGATTTTGAGATACTCGCCAGCATAAAGTGATGATGTAGATCCAGCATTTACCGTAACGATTGTGTTAGATGTGCTGGTAATCAAAGTCAATGAACTTACGTTAGCATTTGCCTGTGCATTCGAACCAGTGAATACTAGACTTAGTTCTAGCATCTGATTGTTTGATAGTGTTGCACCATTACCGTATGGGAAGATTTCTCCAGCACCAAGCTGAAGCGTGATAACACCCGAAGCAGCGTTAACAGCAACGTTAGATATTCCTGTTGAGAACAAGCCTTGATAGTTGAACGAGTGGTTCGCAGTGCTTAAAACGTTATTTGCGCCAACTGGGAATAGCATTGTCGAGTTAGTGGCTGATGAAAGAATCGCAACGTTCGTTGAACTTATTGTTGGATTGCTTACGAGAACAATATCAGCAATACCCTGGTTGATACCATTGTTATAATAAACAGATTGTGCGTTTAGAATGTTCTTGCCAGGATATAGATCGATATCATAAAGATATAGCGAAGCAACATAGCTTGGGCTGCCTGGTGTTCCAGACTGTGGCACTAGCGAACGAATACGCGCTGTACCGATTGCGTTACCAACTGGTGTTGTATTACCTGATGAATAAGCAGCATTGTTTGAAAGGAATGTCTTTGCAGTATCGTATAGTGTTACGTAGTCACCAGTATTGAATGCAAACATACCACCAATCTGTTGAATATTGATGTAGTTGCCATAGTTCAATGTGGTGAATAGTGCGTTCGATGTTACAGTATTTGTACCTTGGTTGGCTTGTAGAAAGAAGCTTGAATACGTCTGGACTTTATAACCAGAAATGTATGCTTCGCCTGGATCAACAACAAGATTGAATTTCTGTGATTGTGAAGTTGAGTTCGTTGAACTGTCTAGTGCAGTTACAGTTGAAGCAAATGTAAATGGATCAATCAAGAAGTTGCCATTTGTGTCAAACGATCTAGATGCAATATTGTCACCAATGGCGCTGTAGATTGTTTGCTGATTCTGTAGATATGGCTGACCATTCGAGAATGCAGTGATTGGGAAGAATAGTGTGTTCGCTGAAGCAGAAGCCGCATTGATGACAACGAGTGTTGGTGTTAACTGAAGACGATCAGCACCTGGTGCAGCGAAGTTTGGTTGACCTGTTGCATTATCAAGCAGAGTTTCATCAATATTACTATTGATGATTGTTTCGGCTGTATTAAATCCGACAACAACTTGATCAGGATATTGACTGTAGCTTGATACCACAACAGATTGCGGTGCAACGTTAACGAAGTACCCTTTCTGATAGATCACGCCACCAGAGACGGAGAACGCATATCCAAAGCCAACTGGTCCAGTGCTACCAGATGTTGCAGTGTTTGCAACAGTAACCTGCGCGGCATAGTTCTGTGCAGTAAGAAGCGATGTGTTGCCTGCGATCTGCGCGACAGTAGCAGTACCATTTGCAGTCTTGACTGTAACATAAGGAGGAATGACATATCCCTTACCTTGAGTTACCACCGAAGCAGAAAGGATTTGACCTGTAGCCGAAGTAGATACAACGGCATTTGCACCAGAACCAATAATACCAGTAATCGTGGCAGAAGGATCAACTGTTACTGATGAGTTACCAATCTTGATCGCTGCACTATTTGCGAATGTCCATGCACTTGCAGTTACAGAAGTATTTGAGATATCGTATGATGAACTGTTTGAGAATGGTGCAAGATTGAGGACAATCGTATTTGCAATCGCAGTTGTATTTACGCCAACAACAGTTGCGCGAACTGTACCTGGATAAGTTCCTGTGTAAACAGTATTACCAACAAGTGCTTGGCCACTACCAAGTGATGCTGAGTTCTGTACGGCAATAGCTGACAAGAACACAACAGAATCTGAGTTAGAAATACCAGCAGCGACACCACCAACAGGAACATTGACCGCGAAGATCGAAACGTTTGCGTCTGTGAGTGTTAGAATATCATTCTGCAAATATGCAGTCTGGTTGTTATTTGCACCAGAGTTCGTATAGTTGACAAACAACGTATTAAGAAATGGTGCTTGTGATAGATAACCAGTATTTGAACCGACGATATATGACGTTAGATTAGTCGAAGAACTGGTGGCGAATAAACCAACATAGTTATTAACTAAAGCTTTTCCACCAGCGACAGTAATGTCATTGATCTTTACATAAGGATAACTGGTAAAGTATTGGAAGTTACATCCCTTGACGATAGTACCTCTATCAAAGATGTTGTCACCAAACTGTTCAATCTGATTCTGAACAATACTCTGAAGAACGTTAAGTTCACGAGTTTGTACCGCCACACTTGGCTTGAATAGAACCTGATAATAGTTCTGTTCGTTTGCGACATAATCGTCAAAATATGGTGATACGGAAAGATCAGTATTGATTGGCATTATAATCCTCAGTAGTTTAGAAGCAACTGAATGGTCTCAGATTGTGTATTTGCTCTATTGATCGCCGTAAAGTTTTCAATATAAAGAACATCGCCGCTTTCTGGTACCAAATCTGGTGGTGTTACTGTATTTATAGTGAATGATTGAGTGTCTTGTGATGTGACAGTGCCATTAGCGGCCACAGAGAATGAGTTGATCGTATTGCTCGAATAGATTGGACCAAACTTATCTGTAACATATACTAATGTTGTATTACCTGCGTAATAGATCGCATTTGCCACAAGTTGACTTGTCGAGTTAGCAATAGAGTTTACCGTTGGATTGCCCTGATAAACAGATTGACCAGAACTAAAAGTGCTTGTGGTATAATATCCACTATATTGATAGAACTGTGTGAATGTGGTAAATGGTTTTGTTTTGCCACTAATAGTAAATGCTGTAATCTGAGCATATGTATTTGAAGTTGTGCCGTGGATCAGACCAGAAGAACTATTTGTTGACACTGCCCATGTAGAACTTGCATTGGTGATTTCTAATGGCGAAGCATCTGTGACAATACCAGTGGAAACGGTATTACCGATTGTTTGTGTGACTGTCTCACCTACAGTAAATAATCCTGTATTTCCAGAAACAGTAAACGTAACATTAGAGAATAGTGGATTGCGAATAATACCAATAGACTGATAATCGCTTACCGTTGGGATTGTATTACTTTCTGAGTTTGCAAAAGTGATGCTTAGGCCAACTGTATTGCAAAACAACTCGGCTGCTACATTAGCACCGTGCCCACCTTCAGGACCAGCGATAACGCGAATGGTTGCAGTGTTTGACACACCAACAGCAGGAGAGACATTCACATAAGCTCCAGCCGCATATACACCAGTACCACGATTTAGGACTTGGATCTGATAAATGCTATTACCAGCCGCAGCATTGACAAGCGCGATTGCAGCCGCAGCCGTATTTGCATCGCTGCTATTCAGAATCGTGACAGCAGGTGCAATAAGATACTGAGAACCATTGGTTGGTGTGTTCGCAAACTGTGACGCCAAAGTTAAATATGTGCCACTTGTGTTTGAGTAGTGACTGGTGATCTGCTTATATTGCCCTGCACCAACACCAGAAGTCACATATAGATAGCAACCATCATAATATTCATTTATACTTGATGCGTCTGGTGGAAGAACAACTAAAGGATATGTGGTATTCGTGATTGATGATGCAGAGAAAGTGTTGTTGTAATAGTTGTTGTATCCAGAGCCAGTTGTTGCTGTGATATTATTATTTCCATCAACAGGAACAATAACGTCGATTGCACCAGAAACTGCATTGCTTGTTACGTTGGCATCAGGTAAAACTGGAATATATCCGCCAGTAGCAAAAGTATTATACAACGAAGCGGGGAACTTGTACATATATTTCCACTGATATCCATCAGATGTTTCATAATATGGATCACCAGCAATCGTATCGCTGTATAGTGGCTGTGCTGTAGATGCTGCACCGTTATTGTTGTATAGACACTTCCAGACATAATAATAAGTCGCTGGTGTGCCTATTGATGTGTATACATAAAAGTTTTCATTAATAAGATTTGTATTCTGGTCATCATACATTGCATAAACTGAGCCATGGCCCCATGCAACACCACTAATCATCAATGAAGCATCTGAGGAGTTCAATGCTTTACCAAACAGCATTGTGTTGTATGCAGTAAACTCGGTCGTGTTTGGATTATCGTATAGTGTAGGAACACCATTTGTCCATGTGCCAGCTTGACCCGCAAATACATAATATCCAGAAGACACAGAGTTAACAAACGCCTGAGCATTCTGAAGTCTATATTTGTTTGTGAGTAGTTGAGTAGTAGTTCCCATTATTAATCCTAATGTGTAGTCGGACCAGTGTTAGCGTTAGATATTTCCACTTGCTTGGATATTGTACTTGATTTCACAACAGCACCAAACAACTTAGTTCCTGCCATGTGAACAACATCTTCTACCATTTGTTCATAATGACTTGAGTCGAGTGATGATTTAATCTCATAAGAAAATGTCTGATAATATTCACCGTCTTGTAGATACTTATCAGCAGACAAAAAGCCCTTTGTCGATGTGTAGAACCCAACGCCAACACCTTGTTTGCCTAGATTGACAATAGCTGTACCAGTTCTTGTTCCATCATTTGAAGAGAATGTAACAGTTTCAGCGTTGACATAACCAATACCAGATGTTTGAACGGCAAGTGATGTGACAGTACCTGTTTCTGTAACAACGTTTGCCGTTACATTTGCATTATCGCCTGCATAGCTTGATATTGTGTTTGCGGCGACATAAACAACATTTGCGGAAGTACCACTCTGTACACCAACAATATTGTTTCCAGTTACACTAAAATCTTGATTGACAGACCAACGACGAACACTCATCACATTATTATTTACAGATAGAACTTTACCAATCGCTGTGCCATATGATGTAAGACCGACTGAACTTACATTTGATGTTGCGAGTGACGTTAATCCGAAAACATTCTGTGAAGCCACAAATGTTGTTGTATTCGAAACGTTGGCGGTATTAATAGGGCTAGAGACATAAAGAATATTCGCTTGTGGAATATTCGATACCACACCAATAGAAGATAGAATAGACACAGAAGATGCGACATTCTCGGTGCTTGGTGCTGATGCTAGTTGTAATGCCGTTGAGTTGATAACACTAGTGACAAATCGTAAGTCTTTACCGCCGATTAGAATATAGTTATTCGCAGCAAAGGTAGAAGTAAAGTTTGGTGCACCTGTATTGGCCAACAGAATAGAACTAACGCTATTTGCAAGATATGTGCCAGCAGGTGTACTGTTTACTTGATATACAGACTCACCAGCAGTAAATGAAGGCTTTGTGGTGAGATTTACAGTTATGGCATTATTTGTTGCAACATTCTGCGTGACTTCTTCATTTAAGAGAAAAGAACCGTTAGGGTTTGCAATAGTGATTACATAATCTTGTTTGTTGAGTGCCGCCACATATGGCTGATAGATTTCGACATATGGTGAATGATTATAGTTTTCACCAGGATTTGTCTGTAAAATAGATTCAATCTCGCCAACTTGTAGAACGCTGAACGATAGAATATCATTTAAATAACCAACAGTCAAGTTTGCCGATGGAAACTTAGGGAATCCATAACTAATAGCATTTAATGATAATGAAAGATATAACTGACCGTTACTATTATATCCATCAATCATATCAGCGTAATCAAAGATCGTTTCAGATGAGTTGATTACTCCCAACACCATGTTCGCATAAGTGCCAGTTGAAATGCTGATGATATTGGCCGAAACGTTCTGTGCAGCAGAGACAGCAGAAATAACAGCATTTGCGCTAGACACATTGCCTTCTACTTGATACGTAGTGACGAACGCACCGTTTGATACGTTCAATGTCAACTGCGAGGAGTTTGCTGCTAATAGAATACCTGTGGCAACGTTCGCGCTACCATTACTTTGATAGATTAGTTCACCAGGAACAAATGCAGCAGTGTTGCTTGTAACTGTCAAGTATCGTGGATAGTTCGCTACAACATATGTGTATGCGTTTGTGAGCGCGCCAGTCAATCCAATAACACCAATCTCTGTGGTGAAGTTGTTTACTGTAGCAGTGGCGCCAGATGTTTGACCTGTTACTGTAACACCAGTACCAAAATAGCTATTTGATAATCCAGTAACAACAAGAGTATTTGATGAATATGTGATTACATTCGCTGTAATGTCATCTGATGTAGTAACTTTCTCGCCTGTTGTAAATGATCCAGTAACACCATAAACAGCAACAGCAGCATTTGCACCATAAGCAAAAGAGTTTGCATATAGATTTGCAGACAGATTTGATGGATTAACAAAAGTTACGTTAGAAAACTTTTCAAATGGCGCCTGACTTGTAGGTAGTGTTGTGTGAACGTTCGACAGACCAATGACAGTGTTTGATATTAAAATATTTGCATTATTTGCATATCCCCAGCCACCATTATTTCTTATGAAACTAACGATACCAGTTACGTCTGAAATACCAGTAACACGACCTGTGCCCTGTGCCCCGAACTGGCCATTAAGTGGAACAATATCACCAACATTGAAACCATATCCGCCTTCTTGCACGATAAGTTCGCTGAGTGAACCAAGGACAAAAGGAACGTTGGTTAGATCGTTATCATAACTGAGTAGTTCACCAGTCTGAAAGTTCTTTTCAGAAACATTTGTGATATAAAATAGATTGATTAGCTGTGCGCCGATCTTGCGTTTGACAATATGATCAACGAATGCAGTTGCACCAGACGAAACACCAGTTACAGTCTTGCCAACAAAGCTTGCGTTACGTGGTGATGCAGTGACTTCTAGATACTGTGGAACAATCCATGTGCCAGAAGATGTTGTGAAAATATCTTCTCCTGGTAGATAAACAGTGATATCTTCACCAAACACCAGATTGAACAAAAGCTTTAGCCCGCGAATGTTACCCTTTGCTCTGTATAGATCAAGGACTTTCTTTACGGTAAGTCTTTTGTCTGCCAGTGATGTGTACTGGATGCCACTTAGATATGTGTCGGTAAAATACACCAGGAAGTCATCCAGAGTGGTGTCCACGTCAGCATAAGACATTAGCTGTCTAGCCATATAGATAGGATTACCAAGCAGCACAGGCGCACCAGCGACAGCTACAGAACCAACAGCACCTGACGCTGCACCATATATTTGTGTATTAGATAAAAAAGTACCAGAAATGTTCTTGACAGTGATAGTGGAACCTGATATACTCACAACTGTGCCAGATGATATGATATTACTTGTTGAGTCTGATTGGTATACAACTTCGTTATTAGCAAACTGTGTGGTCGAATCAATGACAGTTAGTTGTACCACATCATATGACTGTTCCATCCATTCATAATATGCTTGAATGAATGCAATCAGATTAGGTCCCTGTTCATTATAGAATGAAGGGAACTGACTAGGAATCAGATTCGATATAGTTTGTTCGACTTGGCTCAACTTACTGCCTTACGATTTGGACGTTGACAATGATTTCGTCATTTGGAATCTCAAAGATAACATTCTGTGATGTTGAAACATCTTTGACATTTTCTGGCAACTGACAATAGAAACGAATAGCATCACCTACATATGAGTCAACAAAGAAGTTGGTTAGTGTAATGACACCGTTAGTGAAGTCAACAGTACCAACAACATTCGATGGCTGACCAGATACGATCAGATTGCCTGTGTATGTTTGTGTAATGGTATTAAATGAAGCGCCTGTGTCTTCAATGGTATAATAAACACCATCAACAATATACTGTGTGGTGGTTACAGTAGTTCCTGATTGACCTTCAGTGTTGAATGGCATGTTATACGTTAATGTATAGTTCTGTGTTGCAGATGTTGGCAATAGTTTCTTCATAACAGAATATTCTGTCTGATTTGAAATGATGCTTGGATGTGCAGAATCGATTGCTTCTACCAGACGCGAATATAGTAGAGTTGATGCAAAGTTGTCAAGGTACTGTAGATTGTAAGTCTGAATAGCAGATGTAACGAATGTAGAGATATCTGCTGGCTGTAGTGTTGTCTGATTGATATTGTACTTGACAGTGGTAGCAACAGAAGCATACGTGTAGTCTGGTTCAACGAACACAGGAACAATAGTCAATGGCGCACGAGTTGCAAGGAACTGTGAATATTCTGTGACTTTATCTTGTGGAATATTATCAAAGTTATATAGCTTCAATGAGATGAACACTTTGCCGTATTGTGGTGGTGATGTTGTCTCTCCACCATATACTGAGATTGCTTGAATCTCTGGATAAGTTACAGTGAGAAGAGTTTCATAATCAGATGTCGTAACTGCGCGATCTTGTGTTGCAAAGTAGCGTGGAGCATTGAAACGAATCGAGTTGATGTCTTCGCCAATGTCACCGCCTTGTGCTGGCGATACTGTGTTCACCGTGATATTCGATGAACTGCCTAGTGTGCCGTTTGGAGTAAATGATGCAATGCCATTTGGTAACTGACCATTTGTGACGAGATATGTGGCCGCAACAATCGCTTGGTCTGCTGGTCTGCGCCCAACAACATTGTCTCCAAAGATGATTTGATATTGACTATTGTCTGCACCTTGTAGAAAGTAAACATTTGAGTTCGTTGTCAAATCAAGCAATGTCGTTGAAAGTATATATGGAATAACATTAGCACCACCATTCTCAATACTCACAACAGATAGTGATGTGGTATCAATAGTTGGGTTTGATAGTGTGAACTGTTGAACATCTGTATTGGATGCAGGCTGTACAGTAAATGTATCTGTTACCGAAGTGCCTTCATAGATCGCAACGTTTGATGCATAGAAATTGCCATCTGTATTGGCTTGCACTACGATTGTTTGATTAGTCGAGAATGTGTAGTTGTTTGTGCCTGCTCTGCCAGTAAACGATGTGCCTGATGGAATAGTTAGCAAAACAATAGATGGATTAACATTTGCAACAACTAGATCAACCAGAGCATATGATGATCTGAAAGAACGTGGTACGTAGTTGAGTTCTTTTGCACGAAGAACGACCGAGTCGCGTTGCTGTGCTGTGTCCAGAAACATTTCAGATGCGACCATGTTCATATAGAACGCATTCATATATGTGTTGTATGACAATAGGTCTAAGATTGCGCTGAGATTTGAACCATCAAAGTTATAATCTTGGAACTGAGACTGAGACTGTAGAAAAGTTTTGAGACTATTCTTGTAGTCCGCAAAGTCCAGAGATGTCAACGTGATATTGGTATTTGCCATTAGCGTACTCTGTATAATATGGTCGAAAGATAAACGGGTGCTGAACTATTTATCATGTAAAATGAGACGCTAATGTTATACGCATTGTTCTCTTCATCTGGTGTAACATCGACACTGACTTGTTGCGCTCTAGGTTCGAAGTTGTTAATAGCATTCATGATTTCTGTTTGAATGTTATTCTGGGTAAATGATGTCATTGGCTCAAATAGAAAGTTCTGAATGTTCGAACCAAAGTGTTGATTGAACGGTCTTTCATATTTGTTAGTCAAGATGATGTTCATCACAGATTGTTTTACAGAGTCTTCGTTTTTTCTTAACACAAGATCGTGCAACTCTGGATGTACCAGAAAGCTATCAAACATGTCACTAAAGAGAAGTGATTGCTTGGTAGTCGGTGTGAACTTGTCTTGGTTAAACGATGACTGTGCCATATTATGTTCCTGCTACGGGAATTGGTATTTGATTGAATGTAATACTTGCACTTGTATTTGATGATGTAGCATTATTAGACATAATAATAGCATTTACAATATAGTTTAAAGTAATCGTGTTTGGTGTTGTTCCTAAATAAGGAGCAGAAACAGTAACTAGATTGTTATATACGTTCGTAACTGTACAACCATTAGCAAATGCGGGATCAGTTGATGTCAATGCCAAACCAATCACAACATTACTATCTATAGGCGACATCGTTAAGACAGAGGACTGTGATGTACTGATAGTTGCAGAGAATGAACCAGGCGTATTACTTATAGACACTGCTGTTGTATTTGCTGGAATAGATCCATCGGCTGCAACCAACACTTGACCGATTGATACGGCCGTGTTTACATCATAGTGTATAATCTGATTATTGCCAGAAGTCACGGTGCCAGTAAATGGAGAAGATGTTATTGTCACGTTTGATACGTAATTTTGCAAAAACTCTGCGTGTGTGTTTCCAATAGCAATCGCGCTAGTTAAGAAGTTCGCAGTGTTTGAAGTGTCGTATATAGGATATCCATTTGAGCCAGATGATCCTAATAATGTTGTGACTTGTTGTTGCATCTGGCTTACTCTTTGTAGAGCAGGAGCAGCGGCAGATGAAACTGTTGATTGTATGCCATTAACAACACTTAATGCAGCAGTACCTGTTGTAATATCAACTGCTTTTGATACTGCATTGATTTGACTGACAAGTGTATTTGTCACAATATTATTATTGCCTAAAGCACCTGTAACTGTGCTAATAGCAGCATTTTGCAACTGAGATACCGCCGTATCAATGTTATTTATAACTGTATTGATTGGTTTAGTTGCGGCAGATATTGCTTGATTTTCTAGATTTAGAATCTCGTTCTGTAGTTGCTGTAAAGTCTGAATAGCACATGCTTCAAGTCTAGGCGCTGCCGCCTCAACGGCAACTACTAGTTTCTCTACTGCAAATCCAAGTTTGCCAATAGCAAGTGTATACTTGATCTGTGCTTCAAGTTGTGGTGATATTGTACCAAATATCAATTTTCCCAACCAGTTAACAATAGATACAGGATTAGGTGAAGGTAAACTAGAAATGGGAAGATATTGCTTTACAAGATCCAGTTCATGTTGTATTGCTTTTTTAGCTTTTGATTCAATGCCTGCCAGATTACGCTTTACAATCTTCTGTAAGTTATCACAATTCGTTGTATATTGAATCTGTGCAGTGAGTTTGTTGATATGTTCAATATTAACATCGATGTCTTGAATGTCACTATTGATCTTGGCAATCTGTAAAGAAGTCTTCACAGATGCATTAATCAAGTCAATTTCGCTTTGACTAAATGGAGGAATATTAATAGCCAAAGGAGCAGCAGCATTTAGTGCTGTTATCGAATCCGTAAGATTTGATGTAGTTACTGGTGGAGTTGATGCCATGATTAATCTATTCCTGTAATAATACCACTATCAAAATATACGTTATCGCCTGTCGGTGTTGTGAATGTTCCTGATGGGTATAAATCAGAAACAATGGCGCCGCTTGTAGTTATACCAGAACCTAGAACATGCAATCCACCTGGAGCATACATTGAAATGTCTGTTGCAGATGTCATTGTAATACTATTAGCAATCATGTTGCAGTTTCCAGTTACAATAACTGTAGTGTCGCCTCCAACAAAAACATGTTTATTCTTGACTATGATTTCCCATCCATCATCAACAATCTTGGAAACACTTTGTCCTGCACTATTTATTTCAGTGTATGTGCCTGATTTATGAAATACGCGGATTCTTTCGTGACCAGGAGTATCGTCATATTCTATAACATGACCAGATCGTGTGACTGTCACTTGATTGTACGGATACTTTGCTGCATATGCTGAGCCTGGTTCTGTGCCAAACTTATGTATGTTAAGTGTGTTGATACCACGAGCAAGACCAGGCACGTCATTTGTCGCTTGTGTGCCGTCTGGTAGTTTAGCATATGTGCCCCAGATCATCGGAAGCTGCTTTTCATTGCCGTCTAAATGAAAACCAAATACGTGTGTACCATTGACCATACCAACAGGTGCTTGACCGACACCAGCATTCGCGGCTGAAGTGGGAGACTGAATAGGAGTAGCCCAAAGCAAGTCTGCTGTTTTGATCTTGGGATCATCATGCTCATTGGTAATACGAACACGAACGCGCCCAAGTTGCTTTGGATCGTTGATATCTTCAACGACGCCATGCCACCAACGCATTCCATTCTCGCCCATTCTAGTTGTGGTCATTATGCATAATCTTCGTAAAACCCCTTCACAAGTTCCATTGACATGGTATACGATTGGCCAGATAATGGTGTATTCAAAATAATATGTCTAAGGCTCTTTACAAGATAGTTGCCTGCATATAATCTATTGTCTGATGTTGGTGAAGTATCGCCAGTTGTATTTGGCACATTCACCGTAATAACATCACCTGCTCTGATTGTCACATCACCATTGATATACATCTGATATATATTCTGCCCCATTTTGGTAACAAATGAATGCTTTGGACCTATTGATGTATCAATATAGTTTTCTGCATATTCACTGCTATGTGGTACAAGTAATGTGGTCGCAGCCGTGTTACCATACTTCTGTTCATATGTAGAAGTGTTCAATGCAATAGGCTTTTTGGAAGCAAATTTGAACTTGTTTTGTTGCTGAATATTTACATAGTTTGTTGTCTGCACTTTACCTGTAAGTAAATCAAACCTGCGAACTGTGTTATTCAATGAACCTTGAGTGTGCTTCTTGGTATTGTCTACCAATGTCACTTGCTGAATATCCAGAAGACTGCGATAGTTGTTCTTTAACGAATCTGTGGTCTGTGTCTTGTCATAGATGAACGATGCTCTAATGTTGTTTTGACCACGATCTAAGCAATATTCCATGGACAGTAGATTGAACCCATCTTGATTTTCAAAAAAACAATATGAAGACGAAGCGTACTGCTGTGAGACTGCACGCTTTCTGTGAAAGTCAATCGCTTGGAATGGCCTTAGTCGGCTGATTAGATTTGTCTGAGAACCCTTAGTAGGCTCTGTGGTGAACTTCTTTTTGGTATTCAGATGTTTCTTCAGAATATTATCGATAATAGAATCAATCGTGCCCGTTTGCTTTTCACTAATATATTGTGAAGTGTTTGTGACAAACTCTGGGCTAATACAATGAACAGCATACGTTCTTGAAGTACCTGTCTGATTGAACATATGACCACCTTGTCTTACAACTTGAAAGGTGTGGTCGAATATTGTATCAACTCCAGGGTTTTGAAATGATACTTCAATGAGTTCTTCACCAATGATCGGATAAGATGTAATGATGTCCACCGAATCGATGAATAGAATATCAGCGCGCATACATGGAAACATCATATCTTCATAGATGTCAATAGAAACAACATACTGTGTAATATCAATAGACTGCTTGCTCCCACTCACCGATGAGAGCATGACTTTATTGATTTGTACCGAATCTGGTTTTGTATATTGTTGTGTCATTATGTCAGCAATAGGTCTTTAAGTTGTTGTGTTGCTTGGATTGCATATCTATTGTCTAGAAGATTGATGCTCTTGTTTGATGTGTTCTTCGAAGTCTCAACATCATATGCGGTTACTGGTGTCCAATAATACCATTCATTTGTTGGAATATTTGTTGCAACTGTTGTAACTGAAGAAACAGTTGCAGATGCGTTTGAGTAGAACCCTGTGATTGGTCCAGTTGTTGCACCATAGATAGAAGTGTTGCCCACTACTTGACCAGAGATGTGTTGGATTGTCATCTCTGAAGTATTGGCATATACAACGGTACCTATTGTGTAACCATTCTGCTGAACAGTCTCACCCACGTTGAATGAAATAGTGTTAACGCCTTCTGGTCCTGTCATGTCATATCCACTCTCTGTGTCAATGACCAATCCACCTTCTGTGGTTATTTCATTTGAATAAGAAACCTGAAGCTGTTGGATCATGTTTGTTGATACAATCCAATCTTCTTGTTTGCGCACATACTCGTAGATGTTGTTGTTATAATCTAAGTTTGGTGACCAGTATTTCTGAAAACTTGTCGACAACAAGTTAAACTCTGTGGGTGATATGATAGAACTATCTGTTGCCCAGTTTGTCTGGAAGTATTGAATGTAACTTTGCGCGAAGCTGACCGAACCATATTTTTGAATGATAAACTGATTTAAGTTTGTATCAGTGAGAGGAAAGTCATAATATGGATCTGTGATCTGATTTGCTAAAGAGATTAGCCATACATAATCTGGATCGCCATAGTAATCATAAGATAGATTGTCTGGTCTTGTGTTGTCTGGAATGGTATAATCATAATATGACTGTAGGTTGTCTAAGGCTAGCTTGGACATGTTGACACGCGACATCAAGTTGATAGCTGGGCTACCATTGTAGTTGATTACGGGAAACTTCTTAAAGTATTGTGTCATGTTTGGCTCTTAAAATGCGTTTGCTTGTTATTTTATTAATCGTTTTCATTTTTGTCATTTAACCACCATGTACAGGTTCATAACCACTCTGTCCTTTGGCGCGGGCAGCCTCTGCCGCTTGATGTGCAGAAGTCATTCCTGGCTGTTGCGCGTCAGATGCACCAGGATCTGTTGGTTTTGTGTTTTTATTGCCCGATGTTGGTGGCGTAATGCCTCTTGCTGATATGCCTAGTATTTCAAGCCCTGTCTGCGCACCTTGACTTGCTTTAGCTGTTACTGGACTTGTGTTAGACTGGTTTACCAGCTGGTAATCGCCTGGCAATCTGATCTGCATTTCTTCTAATGCGATAGACAACTCCACAAACACAGGTGCTCCTGTAGTGCTATAAAATGAAGGTGATTTGGAGGCAGGCGAATATCTAACATTAACCGCAGTGATAACACAAGGCTTGAAGTCTGTCATATAGTTCTGTGCATTTTTAGGAAAAAAGGCAGGCTGAACGATATTTGGATACTGAAAGATCAGACTTGACCCTTTAGTAAAGTTTGGCAACTGTGCTTGTTTTAGGGCAACAACAATATTTTTGATAATATCTGTTTCTGCATTATTTCTAGCAGACAGTAGCCAAGAAAACTGAAACTTTCTGAAATCAACTTGCTTGAACGTCATAGCAAGTGCTGGGTTTGGTGCCAAACCAGTTGCAGATTCTATTGTGCCAGCCATTTCAGCAGAAGCATTTTTAGCAAAACTATCTGCGATGTATAATAGAGCATCACCTCCTAAATCGGATATCATGGTTTTTGCTGAGTCATTATCTGGCGCAGAAGCGTTTTTGTTGCCAAGAAAGTTCCTTAAAACACTTTGTATTGCGTTTGAGTTTTCTAGAGCATTACCCCAATGACCCAAAGAACTATCATTCCACTGTGTACTTGTATTGTCTGTTAGTCCTTCACCATCAGGAAGAGGCAAAGCAATAGTGTACTTTGGAGTTACCAATGTAGATTCTAAAGGTTTTTGTCGAACATAATCATAGACGCCAAGTGTCATATAATATTTTGGCAAATCTCCAGGATAAGAAATCGCATAAGCACCAGAAGTAGCTTGTTGTGTAGTTGCTGTTTTTTGTGCAGGATTAGAGTTGCTATTGTCGCCCGTATCTAATGGGTTTGTAGATGGGTTGAATGTAGCACTTCCAGATAAAGCCGCATCTGAAATAGGAGAAGATATATTGCTGACACTATTCATAACAACACCAGCAGCCGCCATCGAATACTGAGTTGTACTAGGAACACCGCCTGGGCTGATGCCATTGCCTGCACTTGGAACAAGACCTTGTGGAACTGCCGTAATGTTTGCAAATGATTGATAGTTTGATGTATCGGCCATTTCGTTCCCTATAAATACGATGCACAAACTATTTATAGAGAAAAAATGAAAGGCAAGTTCATCTTCTCTATTTTGAGTAAAGTTCTCTTTCCGTCATCACAACAAACTCCCATCCTTTGTCATCCGCGTGTTCTTTCGCTGCTTTCCATTTGGCTTGGTTAACAACATACGTCTTTACTTCTTCAATGTATCGCTTTGTTTGTGTTTTAGGTCTTTTTGGTTCCTGTGTTTGCGTATATGGTTTGATTTCAACCAATATGACTTTGCCGTCTTTTTTCTTTATTAGTACGTCTGGAAAGTATCGGTGATATCTACCGTCTATAGGAGAGACATAAGGTATTGTCATTTCTTCTGATGCCCATCCTGATATCTCTGGATGCTTGTCACAATACATAAAGAAGTGTAGTTCCCAAGAACTTCTGTATATTATGTTTGTGGGATCTCCCATATACTTACTTGGATTTTTGGGAGTGAACTTACCTTTTGACATGGATACGTATCCAGCTTTTCCTGTTGTTATATTATTAATACATTGTTCTGCGCCTGTTTTATTTAGTCTAGCGATAGTTTCTTCATCACAGGTGTAGTATCTACTGTATTGCTCTTTTCGTTCTTGCGGAGAAAGATGAGAGGCAGTATTGCTTTCTCTCATCTTTTCTTTTAGTTCGACAATACTGCCGTCCGCATAACGTTCTTTCCATATTTTAGTTTGATTTGTTTTGACTTTATCGATAAACTTATCATAGCGTATATCATCATTTTTTAGATTTTCTCTAAAAAACTTTGCGCCGCATTTGTGTCCACATGTGGATGAAAATCCAACTCCTAGTCGTTTGAACTTGGTAGCAGACGAACAGAGCGCACATTTGTTGTCGCCGATGTAAGTAAGATAATATGTCTCTGATGGTATATTGTGTTTTTGTGATATGTGTCTAGCTAGAGATAAAGTAGACTTGAAATCTCGAAAACATATTCGACATTCCATATCAGATGTATAAATAGACATAGCTGATGCTCCTTGTAAGCGTTAGAGTAGATGGGTTTCTTGGCGGGCACCGCGATCTACATTATTATTTATAGTTTTAGGATATTCGACATCGCAATAGGTTTATTCGATCAGACATTAGCACAAGGCATTCGACAGGGGCAAGTTCCTGGGCGAACAACAGAGGCACGTAACTGGTTTCGAAACACCGCCAAGAAGCTTTCCAGTATTACCGAGACGCGACTACTAGCGAACAAGACTGCAATCACCAATCAGATTCAGGTTGGTCGTATGTACATGTTCCAATACGATCCAAAGTACAAAAAGACTTTGCCCTACTACGATATGTTCCCATTGATTTTCCCTCTGAAGAAGACTCCAGACGGCTTCATCGGCATCAATCTACACTATCTACCACCAGTTCTGAGAGCGAAGTTGATGGACATGCTCTATCCGTATGTTAATGATGCAAATCTGAGTGATAACGCTAAGTTGAATATCAGTTATAACATATTGAATGCTGCGGCTACGAATAAGTACATCAAGCCTTGCATCAAGCAGTATCTAACAGGTCATCTAAGATCGAAGTTTATCTATATTGTTCCAGCAGAATGGGACATCGCATTGTTTCTACCTGTTGAGAACTTCGCGAAAGCAAGCAAAGATCAAGTCTGGAAAGATTCTAAGCAGATTATCAATAGAGGTTCAAGATAATGGCATCTAATCCACCTACTAATACACCAACAGGTCCAGACTCGCCCGTAGATCCGGATATTGTGGTAACTGCCCGCCGCGCGCCACCGCCTGTAGATCCTCAAGAGTTTTCTATCGAAAGGTTCAAAACAGAGCTATCTGGCGCAGGAGGAACTTTAAGATCGACTTTATATAGAGTCGTTTTTACTGGTTCTAAATTAGACAATGAGGTGTATAAGTTCTTGGCAGAAAGAGTTGAACTTCCAGATGTTTCTCTAGACACCGAAAAGATCAGACGTTATGGATATGGTCCATTAGAAGATGTTCCTTATCGACCAGTATTTCAGCCATTACGTGTGACTATCATTGCTCCAGAAAGTCGGCCAATAGGTATCGTTGATCTTGTTAACACACTTTCAGGGACAGCAGCATTTAATAAATCATATTCTATGGCCAACACCGATCTGAATGTAAGTCGTGGCAGCGGATTATTCTCAAATACAGCATCTCCTTATGAAGTTGCGTATAAAGATGATATTGTTTTTACAACAAAAGTTATTGTTTATACTGCTGGTGCCAAGGAGTTGATTACATACAACTTCAATAAATGTTTTCTTAGATCAATGTCACCTATCGATTTATCGTGGAGTGCAACAGATCAATACGTCAAAGTAGACATGACTATAAGTTACACTGACTTTTATCTATCATAATACAAGGAGATTATTATGGCTTTACCAAAACTCAAAGTGCCTTTGTTTGATGTGACTATTCCTTCAACAAACAAGAATGCCAAGTTTCGCCCGTTTCTTGTCAAAGAAGAGAAGATTCTTCTCATGGCACAAGCAGGCGGAACAAAGAAAGAAATCGTCAACGCGCTTAAGCAGATCATCAACAACTGTGTGGTGTTATCTGACGGTTCATCTGTCGATGTGGATAACCTCACCACATTTGATCTAGAATACCTTTTCATCAAAATCAGAGCCAAATCTGTGGACAACATGGTGAAGCTGAGATATATGGATCATGAAGACCAAAAGCATTATGACTTCGAAGTTCCTCTAGATCAAATCGAAATCGTTCATACACCAGAACACAAGAACAAGATCAAAGTAGACAAAGAAGTCGGCGTTGTTCTAAAGTATCCAACTGCAACTATGATTCTCAAAATGGAAGAACTGGACATCGCGGAAGAAGATGCTGCATTGTTCATGATATCTTCATGTATTGATTACGTCTATGATGCCGAGAACGTTTATCCAGCGAAAGATGAAACGCCAGAAGAACTACAGACATTTGTGGAATCTTTAAGTGTGTCTGCCTTTACCGATATTCAGAAGTTCTTTGATACTATGCCTAAGTTATATTACAAGATCGAATATACAAACAGCATGGGAACAGAACGAGAAATCGAACTGTCTTCGCTAGATGATTTTTTTACCTTGGTTTGATGCACAATGATCTGGGTGGTTACTATTCTTTGATATTTTCTATGAAAAAATATCATAATTACACTATTGATGAAATAGAAAGTCTAATACCCTTTGAGCGTGATATCTACGTTAATATGATCAAAGAGGAAATAGAAGCCGAAAAGAACAGTCAGTAAAGAAAGCAAGTAAGAATGGTTCTTCCTCTAATCATAGGTGCTATCGAAGCTGGCGAGATGATTGCTGGTGCCGCTGAAGTTGGTGGGATTGCAGCAGAAGGTGGCGCCATGGCCGCTGAAGGTGGCGCTATTGCAGGTGAAGCAGCAGAAGCTGGTGTCGCTGCTAAAAGAGGCGGTGGCATCATTAACAAGTTGATTGGTGCTGAAGAGATAGGTGAGATTGGGAAGACAGTTAGGTCGATCTTTGGTAAAAACAAAGACGATAAAGCAGATAGCACAGAATCGGTAGAAAAAGAAACATCATCGGGCACATATGCTGGCTCAACTAGCACCTCTGCTTCAGAAAACTTTGATGATGTAAATCGAAACATCTCAAAACAAGAATCTCTTTTGACAAAAGGATTCTGGTTCGGCAGAAATCAAAAGCCAGATCCTCGTGATGTTGAACAAGCGATGCAACGCAACACTATGGCGTTGATCGTTTCTAGACTTACGCTTATTGATAACAAGTTGTCACGACTAGACAACCATATGCTCGGCATCAAGAAAGTTTTGAGCGATCACCTCACACTAGAACGTGATCGCATAGCAGAGCAAGAGATATCGAGCCAGGAAGAAACTCTAAAATATTCTACTAAAGATTCTTATCCATGGCTAGCCAAAGCCAAAGGACTAAACGATAAGTCTGGCGGTTCTATTCTTCCATTTCTAACCGTTGCTTTGATGCCGACGATACTTGATTGGTATAACAAGTTCGCAAAATGGACATGGGATGGTACACAAAGATTAGCTGCTGGATTACTAGTTGCATCTAAAACTCTGACACGATCTTTAGAGGGTTTGTCTCAATGGGCTTCCAGAACAGGAAGTACACTGTTAGCAAAGTTGCAGCCATTTGAAGGCAGTGTAACTAAGATATCACAAGTTGGTGCAGAAGAGAAGTATCTTCGCAGCATGTTTGACACATATTATAAGCAAAGTCGCGGTGAGTTTGGGCAAGGCACAAAACAATCATTGAAGTCTGCACAAAGAGCATTGCTAAGAAACGTAGTATTGAAAGATCCTAAAAAGTTCAACGAATCTTTCAAGAATATGTTTTCAGATAAACAAGCTTATGAGTCTGGCAAACCAATCGCGATGGCACAAGATGAAGTTGTTACCAGAGAAGCGGACTCATTAGGCAAAATGCTTGCAAAAGGTGCCGGTCGTGGCGCAATGAAAATGTCAAGTAAAGCGGCAAAGGCACTCAGCTATCTTGTCCCTATTAGAGGAATACTTCAGGGAATAGCAAAGTATGCTAAGTTTCTGATGTTCTTAGATCCATTGATTGCTTTGTTAAAAGTTGGTATTGGTACAGGATCATGGAATGAAGTCGAAAAGGCTTTCGTGAGAGCATTAGGTGCATTCATTGGAGCAGAGTTAGGTGCCATTGGTGGTGCTGCGGCAGGTGGTGCGCTCTTTGGTGCTTTGGGTACTGTCATACCAGGTGTGGGCAATCTAGTTGGTGCCGCAGTAGGCAGCGTGGTGGGTGGACTTATCGGAGGCTTTGGCGGTGCTAGTGTAGGTGAGTATCTTGCAACAAAGATTTGGCAGATCATCACTGGCGAAAAGACAGTAGTTGATGTAGCATCTGATATGGCTTCTGATGCATTGAACCAAGCAAAAATAGCTGCTGGTCTAATCACAGGTACAACACCAGTAACTGCTGGCAACATTGCAACTGCTGGAGGATTCAATCCTGCAACTGCTGGAGACAAAAAAAATACAGTCGGTGGCGGCGGTGGACAGACAGAAATCGCCGATTCTTCATATGATATTGTATTGGGATATGGAAAGTTTGGTAAAATCCAAGATAAGTTCCCAGGTAAGAAGTTAACTCAACTAAAAGTATCAGAAGTATTCGATTTCCAAAAAAACGTTTTGATACCTAACTCTAGAGGTAAGTTGCCACATGGTGCTGATAGTGGATTAGGTGCATATTCTATAAACAGTGTTACACTACAAACTATTATGGACAATGGTATCATTTCTCCTAATGATACTTTTGATAAGACTACACAAGACAAAGCAGCTAAATGGTTATACGAACACAATCAGAAGAATCACAAACTACAGAACACCTGGAACTTCTTTAGAAAGCATCCAGATGCTTCTGGTATGTCATTCGAACAAGCGAAATCTTCTATCGTACATGCTGAAGGAACAGATAGAAATGTTCGACCAGATAAATCTGAAAAGGGATCTTCACCACCTTATTCTTCTAAAACTATGGAATCCAGTTCAGGATCAATGAGAAGTACAATGCCTATGAGAGGTGTTAAGTTGAACCAATCACAGCAATACGGTATTCCTTCTCCATTTGCTTCAACATCGTATGAAGATCGTGTCTCAGTATTCTTCAATGCAAATGAGCCTGCTATGGGCGTCGGTATGGGCTAATGATACCGAATGTAACCATCAACTCTTTTTGGTCTAAATCCAAAAAGCCTAAAGAAGAAGTAGAGGTCGTAACTAAAGTTCTCACTGAAGAGAACCGCATTAGTGCGCTTACGCATGATTTGGGTGTTGCTATTCTGTCTGCCGTTGGAATATTTTCTATAACAAAGAAAATAGATGCTGTTAAGTTGCAGCCAAAAATGGAAACAAACCCAGAAGAACTTGCTGTAACCAAAGAACAGAATGATGATGGTGACATGGGAGGCATGATTGCTGGCATTGTTGTTGCTGCATCTGTATTGATTGCAGGATTCGGCGAAAACATTTTCAAAATGTTAAAGAAGATGTTCGTTACGGTAGAGACTACACTATCAACAGTTATGGACAATGTATATGACATTTTGATGTCTATTGTTAATATCGGAGTGAGTGATAGAGGACAAACAAAAGCTGCGAATGTGTCACAATATGAACAGACATCAAATGTAGATCAAGGCGATAAGAGTAAGCCTTATACAGTTGAAGATGAAAGAAAAGATGACGAACGCAAGGTAAAAGAAGCTGCTTCGAATATATCAGGCACCGCTGGGCAAACGAATCAAAAGAAATCTGCTCCCACATTAGTTTCACAACAAAAAGAATCTGACATTAAAAGACTAGACGTTACATCAGTTCCTATGGGAGCAGGTGAACAGATAGACTATACTGAAGGAGATGAATATGGTTCTACTGTGTCTGTGTCTAAAAATGAAGAAACGACAAAAATAAGTCTTTCAGGTAAGCCAGCATCTGGTCCAAGAAGAAATCCTAACAGTCGTTCTGATTTGCCTAATATGCCTTTACCAAAAGTAAGGCCATTAACTGCACAAGAAGTTGAGGGAGTTAATCTCAAAACCGATCCTTCTAATCCCGTCACACTTCACGGCATTGATCCAGATATCATTGGTGCATTCAAAAGAATAGAAAAAGATGTCGGCACCAAGTTCATCATTACAGGCGCGAGAGACGATCACCGTCGCGCTGTAGGACCTGACACAAGACACGATTCTGGTACAGCATTAGACATAGGTTACTCTAGAAATCCTATTCTACAATCAAATGCGGGTAGAACGCTAGTTCTCAAAGCAGCACTAAAAGAAGGTATCACTGGTATAGGATTTGAACGCGATCACATGCATATAGATATAGCAGCGATCAAGTTGAAACAACCTAAACTTAGGAACCATTGGGGAACGTTCGACCAAGAGCAGCAGAAAATCTTATCAGACTCTTATGCAGGTAAGATGCCAGATATTTCGCCTATTTCACCAACACCACCAGGTGGTTCTAAGGGCAACAAAAGTTCGTCTTCAAGTAGTTGGTGGCAATCAGTAGAATCTTATTTTGGTGCAGAAGAACCAGCACAGGGCAATAAACATCACGCAGGAACATAAGGAATCATTATGATAAAACTATTCGCATGGCTATCACAGTTTTTTCCATGGATAGCAGAACTACTTAAAGACATCGATGGTTATCCATCATCAAAGCGTGTTTTGGCATTCATATCAACATTCTTTATGATGGGTTTAGGTATTTCCAATACGTTCTTCAATCTTCATGTTGAACAGTTTATCTTTGAGTCGTTTCGTGACATCGCGATTGCTGGTATTGGTTTTGCTGGCGCTGAGAAGTTCACTAGTAGACCAAACGATCCAACACCAGACGATTCATCATCACAATAAAAAAGGGGTAGCCGAAGCTACCCCTAAGTTACTCTGGAGGAAGAAGTGGGATTCGAACCCACGGTAGACTTTCGGGTTCTCTCGCTTTCAAGGCGAGTGCAATAAGCCAGACTCTGCCATTGCTCCAGTATTCTATTTAGTCTGATATCAGCTTCTTGAAATAAGCTAGATCATCGTCTTCATCATCTGTTGCCCATGGCACATCATCTTGTGCGGCTGCAATCTTTGGTGCAGCAGCTTGACTCTGCACCGGTGCTTCAGCACGAGCGATAGGATCTTCGAAGACTTCACGACGAGCCGCAGCCGCTTCATTCAAGCCAAGAACCGCGTGCAACTTACGCTTCAATGTATCATAGTCCTTGAAGTTCTTTGGATCAACAAACTCTTGTAGAGAATGCTCTGACTTCCAAATCTGTTCAAGCTTATTGTCATCCTTTGACAGAGGACCAGCAGCTTCAAACTCTGAAGAGTCGTAGTTGCGATAACCAGCAACTTG